GTGGCCATCGACATCCGGGGCCGCGAGAGCCTGCCCCTGACGCTGACCTACAACGTGACGGGCGACGCCCGCCCGGTCGCGCCGCCCACGAACCTGACCCTCGTGGGTGGGCTGCTGCCCACCGTGTTCGAAGACCTCAGCCCGAAGGTGATGTGGGACGCCCCGCCGGCCTCGCCCAACTTCAAGAACTACCGGCTGGTCATCAGCGACACCTCGTCGGATGCCCAGCTGCGGATCGTCGAGCTCGCGACGGAGCTGGAGTACCGCTACGACTTCCTGATGAACCGGGACGACGGGCTCGGCACCGCGACCCGCGACCTGACGTTCACGCTCTACGCCGTGGATCAGGACGACAATCTCTCCCCTCCGGTCGAGCTGTCGATCAACAACCCCGCGCCGTTCGCCCCGACCATCACGGTCACGGCGACCATGGGCGGCGTCAACGTCGTCCTGTCGCCTTCCACCGAGCGCGACGTGGTCGGTGCGAAGCTCAGCGTCTCCACGGTCAGCGGCGTCACCGCCGTGGCTCAGGACGCCAATCAGGGCAGCTTCTTCGTGCCCCTCGCGGATGGGGATCTGCGCTACATCAAGGCGGCCTACTACGACAAGTTCTCCAGCTCGGACCTGTTCTGGTCGGCGGAGAGCAGCGTCACGCGCGGCGGCATCGCGGACGTGGACCTGCCGGCCACCGCCCCCGCAACCGTCAGCGGCACGCCCACCCTCTCGTTCGCCTCGACCATCAACCCCGATGGGACGCAGGTCACGAACCTGACGGCAGGCTGGACGGCTGTTTCGGCCGCCACTGGCTACGACATCGAGATCAACGATGGGGTGACCCCGTGGACCGAGTGGTCTCCGGTCGCCTCCATCAAGAACCTGCGGGTGCAGCCGGGCCGGACCTATACCGTCAAGGTCAAGGCTGTGGGGCGTACTGGGCTTCGCTCGGCCGCATGGTCCACCACCTCGGCCTCCGTGGCCGCCGGTGGCGACGTGACCGCGCCGAGCAACCCGACCAGCATCACCATCACTGCCCTCGCCCGCCGGATCGTGTTGGCGTGGACGCCCTACGCTGACGCCGACTACTCGCACCTGAAGCTCTACCGCAACACTACGGGCACCAGCCCCGCGGGCACGGGTGAGGCCGACCTGTACCGACCCAATGTCACTGGGTCGATCTTCGCCGACACGAACGTCACGGCGGGGGTCCCCTACTACTACTGGGGCAAGCCGGTGGACCGGACCGGTAACGTCGGGGCACTCAACTACTTTGGCACCGCCACACCCACCTACGTCACCGTCGCGGGTGGGGACGTGCTGTCCACCGACCCCGTGCTGGTCACCAGTCAGGGCGTCGCGGCCTCCGTCTCGGGCCAGACCGGTTGGGCAACCTATGGCACCCTCACGCCGGCGACCGTCCAAGGCCGTGTTGGCAATCTGGACGCCTCTGGCAACCTGACCAGCCTGTCGAACATCAACACTCGCAGTCTGTCCCTCCTGACCGGTCGGACGGCCGATCAGCTGACCTATGTATCGGGTGGAGCCACGGTCGAAAGCCTTCGCCCGGGCGAGGCTGGAGCCAACGTCACCGAAGGCCGTGTGGCCGCTTCGGTGACGGGTCAGACCTCATGGGCGACCTACGGCAGCTACACTCCGTCGCAGGTCGCCACACCTGTCGCGACATTCCTGTCCCCCCGCACCCAATCGTCTGTGGCCGTTGCGGCAGGTAGCGCCCGCTGGCACCGGGTGGCCCGCGTGGTCTCCTCCGTTGGCCGGGGTGCGATGCGGGTTACGCTGGGCTTCAACGGCGGTGGGGCGACCCCCTCGGCTCTGGTGCTGGACGTTTCCCGCGACTGGGACGTTAATGGGACCATCAGCATTGTCTCCAACGGCACGGGCTGCCCGATCACTCAGGCCCGTCTGTCGAGGGGAACCGGCGAAAGCTATCTGGACGTCTACATCGGGGCCAACAGCGCCTTCGACATGATGATCAGCGTGGAGCCTCTGCCCGGAACCGAAGGGGTCTGGGCCGTCAACTACGTCAGCAACCCCACGGTCGGGGCCACACTGATCGGCACCATCCCGCTGACCGACGCCAGCGGCGCGAACCGCGTCACCGGGGTGATGACGAACGGGACCTACACACTGGTCAGCGCGGCCGGTGGCCTCGTGACCAACGGCGTGGCCGCGGTGAACGCCTCCGGGGTCAGCTTCGACGTCACGCACGGGGCCGACCGTGCCGTGCTGGAGCGCGGTGCAAACATCACCGAGACCCGCACGGCCTCGGCCATCACCGGCCAGACCGGCTGGGCAACCTATGGCACCCTCACGCCGGCGACCGTCCAAGGCCGTGTTGGCAATCTGGACGCCTCCGGCAACCTGACCAGCCTGTCGAACATCAACACTCGCAGTCTGTCCCTCCTGACCGGCCGGACGGCCGATCAGCTGACCTACGTCACCGGAGGCGCAACGGTCGAGAGCCTTCGCCCCGGCGAGGCTGGAGCCAACGTCACCGAGACCCGCACGGCCTCGGCCATCACCGGCCAGACTGATTGGGCGACCTACACGGGCCGCTCCGTCAACGCTCTGAACACCGCCATCTTCGCCGACGGCTACCTGCAATCGGGGTTGAACGCCCGCGTCAGGCCTCTCGAAATGATGGGCGGCATCGCGGGCACGAACCTCGCCCTGAACCCGGAGTTTGCTGACGGAAGTGCGGCCAACTACAGCGTTTACAACAACGCAGGTGGGGCGAAGGTTACGATTGCGGTCGAGTACGAGAGCAACGCCCCGAACAATAGCCGGTACGTCCTCAAGGTCAGCTACGACGGCACCGGGACGCCGAACAGCAACCCGTCGCCCGGCTTCGGGGGCGTCTATCAGGGTCTGACGTACACGACCGGGGCAGCCCGCCCCGGCCAGTACACGCTCAACTCCCGCATCCTATACAAGGTGATGGCGCTGATCCCTGTTGGCCGCACCTTGACGTGGCACGGCAACTCCATGGGGGTGGGGAGCACGGTCACCCCGCTCACCAGCATGGAGGGCACGGGAAGCTGGCAGCTTTACGTCTTCGAGGTCTTCACTGGTGCGCCGGGAGGGTCGCCCTCCAGCGTGGGCCACCTCGCGGTCCACAACGGAGCGAACACCTCCTTCGACTGGTATCTTGCCCGGTACGACCAGATCGACACGTCCGGTCCAGCCGCGACGTTCATCAATACCGGTCTGCGCGACAGCAGCGGTGCTCGTAGAGGCGACGCCGATCTGATCACGGTTCAAGGGGTTGCGGCCTCGTTCACCGGGCAGGGCGGTCTGGCGACGGCCAACACGATCTCCGGCGACGGTCAGCTTTCAGGCGTCATTGCCAACCGCCTGCAAGGTGGCGATGTGGATGGGAACTACCTCAACGCGGGACGGATGCTGTACCCCGGCACCGGTGGCGCGTCCGTCAGTTCGCTCCGCCCCGGTGAGTTTGGTGCCAACGTCACCGAGAGCCGGACCGCGGCGGCCATCACCGGTCAAGGCGTACTGGCCACGCGGGGCACGGTTGCAGCAACGCATATCGACGCCGGGGCGGTCACCCCCAGCAGGCAGAGCATCCGCGACACGTCCAACATGTTCCGCGACAGCGATATGTCGGGGGACGCTTCTCTGTGGATCACCACGCCGGGGAGTTTCGTTTTCAACCCCTCGTCGGGCCTGTCTCTCGACGTCGCGTCCACGAACTACGTCCTGATCACCACAGCAGGCTCCACTCGGGCCGTTCGGAGCAACTACGAGGGCTCGACCCCCGTTGAGCCGGGTAGGGTGTACTACGTCAGTGCCGTCGTATTCTCCTCCGTCCCCGCTGCAGCTGCCACGGCGTACGCGACCTTCTACGACCGAGCGGGAGCCCTGATCAGCAGCACTCCGATCATCGGTAGCAACACCACGACCAGCCCCACGCGGGTCACCGCGCTGATCACCCCGCCGTCGAACGCCGTCCGCATGGGCTTCTGGTTCGAGGCTTACAACACCGGCTACGGCTACTTCGCCGAGCCGATCATTCGCCGCGCCAGCAGGCTGGGGGATCTGGTCTACCGGGAGACGGGCGCGGTCCTGACCGACGCGGTCGCCGTCACCAGCCTTGGTGTCGCCGCGACCATCGCGGGTCAGACCGCGTGGGCTACGGCCACCATCCCGGGGGGTCTGACCCCCACGATTGTCGGCAACCGCTCGCAGAACCTCGACAACACGACCGGGGCGTTCAACAGCCTGTCGAACATCACGACCCGCCCTTTGGACGCTCTGACCGGTCGGACCGCCGACAAGGTGAACTACATTGGGGGCGGCGGCGTCACGATGGAGGTCCTGCGCCCGCAGGAGGCCAACGCCAACGTCACTGAGACCCGGACGGCCTCGGCCATCACTGGCCAAGGTCCGGGCGCGACGGCGGTGTCCAACCGCGTCCTGAACGACCGCTATGAGGGCGGCGTCAAGCTGATCCAGCAGCCGGACGGGGGGCAACTCAACATTCCGACCTCGAACCAAGTCGGCCAGCTTGAGATCGTCTTCCCGTTCGCTTGGAACGCGGTCTCGCCGATGATCACGTTCGACGTGGTGGTTCACGATTACTCTACCGGTCGCACCAGCACATACACCGTCGCCGGTCACCACTACAACACGGGGAGTAACGGCTGGTGGGCGAACGTCACCGCGACGTTCAACGGTCCCCGCGCCTTCTCCCGCCCGGTCAAGTTTGGCTTCAACGCCGCAGGCAAGGCGACCATCTGGATCGGCTCGGTTGGTGATCTCTGGCAGTACCCGAATGTCACCATCCGCAACGTGCAGGTCGGCTACGCGTCGCAGGTCAACGACTGGGCAACCGGCTGGTCGATCAGTCTGAACAACACCGCCATCTCCGGCACCTACGTCAACATGACGACCCCTTACTGGGTCCGCATCGTGGATGTCCCCCGCAGCGGGGATCAGGTCTTCGGCGAGGGTCTGTTGGAGCAAGCTGGCGGGGCCGTGGCTACGCGCGCCAACTTCCGTACGGACCAAGGTGTCGCCGCCTCGATCAGCGGACAGGCCGCTACCGCGACTTCATCTGACTTCGCCTCGGTCACGGGCGCAACCCGCCCCGCCAACAACGCCACGGTGGGTGCGGACTGGACGACCAACCTGACGAACCGCGCCCCGGTCACGCAGGGGGACAGCCTCACCGAAGACCCGTCCGGCGCTGACCCCAGTGCGTGGGCTGGAGCGGTGGGCAGCTTCGTCTCGATCACGGACGGTGAGGTTGCCACCACCGCGATGCGCCTCACGGGGGGAACCCTGATTGGGGCTCGTCGTGTGCCGGTGGACGCGGCCAAGACCTACATGATCGAGTGCTGGATGCGCCGCACCGGTACAACCAACACCGCCTACGGGCTGGCCAGCCTTCGTGACGGCGCGGGCTCGGAGATCAATGGCGATGGATCGTACTGGCTCTACTGGCCGCAGGGCACGACCATCCCGGCGACGTGGACCTATTACAGCCGCGTCTTCGGCGCGGGCACCGGCAAGACCATTCCGGCCAACGCCGTCACCATGGCGGTGGGCGCTCTGCCGAACTACAACGGCGCGTCCGGCGCAGTAGAAATCCAAGGCCTCCGTATCGTTGAAGTGACCACCGTGGGCGGAAGTCTGCGGAGGGCGGACGGCAGCCTCGCCACCGAGGCGGCCCTTGTAACCGGCCTCGGCACCGCTGCTTCAATCACGGGCCAATCCGTGCTTGCCACGAACTCCGACTTCGCGGGTGTGACCGGAGCCACGCGCCCCAGCCCCAATGCGGGCACGAGCGGCATCCTGACCCCCCTCGGCTCTTTCTCGACGGTGGTCGGCAACAGCGTCAGCAAGTCGGGAACACACGGGGCTCTCGAAGGTGGGGCTGTCGGATCGGCGCAGCGTGGGTCGGCCTATATCCGCAGCAGCCTCTTGTCGGTGGCCGCCGGAGGCGGCTGGTACACGCAGCTTGCCCTTGATGACGACGCCACGACGTTCAACACGAGCACTCAGAAATACTGGTGCCGGTACGTCACCGCCGGGGGTTCGCCGGGTAGCCTCGCCCTTTACAGCGGTGACACGACCCTCGCGTCCGCTACGATCCCGGTCTTGACGCTCGCCTCCCGCATGACGCTGGGCTACGACGGCTCGACGGTGTTCGTGGACATTGACGGCGTCAGGTACTGCTCGTCCCCCGCCCCGGCGGGCCAGACCTTGTGGCCGAAGATCATCGACTTCTACAACTCAGCGGCCTCGACCTTCCCCGCCGCCATCGTTGATATCCAGTACGGCGCGTGGACCGAGAACACCGCAGCGGTCGCGGCGCTGGTCCCGTACAACTCGGAGACTGTCGTATCGGGTAGCACCGCGACCAAGGTTGGTGGTTCGCACGGCTCTTGGGGCGGCGGCGTGTCGTCGCGCGACAAGTATGTTGGCGCAGCTTACTGCTCGTTCCGTGTAGGCGAGAGCGTCCAGCCCTACTTCATGGCGGGTCTGGCTGCCCCCGGCTTTGGCGGCGACTACAATACGATCAACTACTCGTGCTACACGACCGGGCTTCCGGGGTCTCAAGCTATGCGGGCCTACGCCGGGGGCATCGGGGAACTCGCCACGTTGGCCGCTGCCGGAGCATGGGCGCTCACGGACGTCTGGTCGGTCGTCTACGACGGCGTCCGGGTTCAGTGGCTCCAGAACGGCGTTGTGCGCTACACCTACGCCGCCGCCGCTGGCCAGACCCTCGGCTTCGCAGCATCGCAGGTGTACTTCGGAAACCAGCTTGCCGACATTCAGGTGGGACCGGCCAACCAAGTCGCCCGTATCGGCCACAACACCTATGACGATACGGGCGGGGCGCTTGTGGGCCGCACCGGCCTGATCACCAGCCTTGGCACCGCTTCCTCAATCTCCGGCCAGACCGCTGCCGCGACCGCTCCAGACGTTCAGGTCTTCAACGACCGCAAGCAGGGCAACGTCACGCACATTGCCCTTCCGGTCGGAGGCACGAACGAGAACTCCGGCAGCGCCGACATGGGTGCGTGGCGCATCGTCCTGCCCGTGACGTGGAACTACGCCATGATCTCCTTTGAGGTGGAGGTCCAGCGGTACGGCGGCGGAGGTGCTGTGGTGTACCAAATCTACGGCTACACCTACGATTACGGCGGCGGCTCGCACGGCTGGATCAACAGTTCCGTCAAGGCGACCGGAGATCGCTTTGGCTTCCAGAACGTCTACATGCACAAGGACCCGGCGACGGGCCGCCCCGCCGTGGACATTGGCCTCGTCAACAGCACGACGTGGCCCTACTCGAAGGTCTCGGTGAAGAACGTCCGCGTCGGCCACACGCCCGGCACGGTCGCCGACTGGGACGACGGCTGGACCGTCACCCTGACCAACGCCGCTCGCGGCGCAGACAGCTACACGATTGGCGCAGGCTCCATCGGGCAGGACGCGGTCTTCGGTGAGAACTGCTGGGAGACCGAGGCCAAGGCCACTCTCGCCACCCGCGCCAACTTCCGCACGGACCAAGGCGTCGCTTCGTCTTACGCGGGCCAGACCCTACTGGCGACGCAGACGTTTCCGACCCACGCTGGCGTCGCTGCGGCCAAGGCGGCCGGCCTGACGGATGGCCGCCAGTTCTACGACAGCACCAATAGCAACCTGCTGACGGCGGTGACGAGCGCCGCGGGGGGCTTCGGGGCTACGGCCAGCCACACCAACCGCTCGGGCTCGCGCTCCGGGGCCGGGTCTGTCACGACCTCGACCGTCACCGTGACGCCTACGGGCGCGGGTGGGTCGGTGTCTTACAGCTGGTACCGGATCAGCGGAGACACTGGGATCAGCGCCACCTCATCGACAGGCGCGGCCACCGCTTTCACCGGGTCGGTCGGGGTTGGGGAGACCAAGTCGGCCACCTTCGCCTGTGCTGCGACCGACGCCGGCACCGGCAAGACCGTCACTCTGCTCGTCACCGCCTCGATCACCGAAACCACTTGACACTAGACTACTAATCGCCCCACTTCCCCCACACCCACCACCCTTGAGGACCAGACCATGTTTGCAGATAACGGACCCGTCGCCGCCGTCAACGCGATGCGAGAGTTCATGGAAGACCACGGCAGCAAGATCTTTGCTGAGGTGAAGGAGAAGCTGCGCGAGAAGCTGCGCGAGATCTCGCCGGTGCCGGCGCTGCTGGGCGGCATGGAGGCGCTCTATGTGATCGCCACCGAGAAGCCCTTCTCCACCGCACCCGGCCGGGAGGCCACGCTCCAACTGCTTGGCATCGTGGCCACCGCCGTGGGCACCGGCCAATATGGTGGGATCGAGAGCCGCGACCGGGCGTGGGCCATCGTGGCGTGGGCGGCCCACAAGTTGGCCCCATCCGGCGACGAGCCCCCGGCCCCCGCTGTCGACGCTGCCTTCTCCACGGTCGCCCCGGTCGTGGTCGACCCTGCGCCGGCCCCGCCGCCCGAACCCGAGGCATAAGGTCTCAGGCCAAAAGGAAGAGCCCGCCGTCACTGACGGCGGGCTTTTTATTTGAGTATCCACTGGATGTTATGGGCATCTTCCACGGGAACTCCGAGCTGATCTATGCGATCCCACTGCCATGGCGAAATCAGCTGGCATCATTGCGCGGGGAAAGCCCGACGACCGTTTGAAATTGGCCGCCATCGCGGACCATGACCAGAAGAGCGGGAGTACGGTCCTCATCGACCACATCCGCTCGCGGTACCAGCTGCTCTTCGGCGATATGGACCCTTCGCTCGCAGCGCCGCGGGGGGAGTAGTGAGCGTGGCAGACCCCAATGAGATGCAGAACGTGATCCTGCCCCTTATCGACAGGCTCATCCTGCCCGTGGTTCAGCGTCTGGACCAGATGGACCAGCGGCAGCGCGAGGACGCGCAGATCCTGCACACGAAGCTCGACGGGGTCGCCAGCGTCGGCCACCGCGTTAACAGCGTCGAGAGCGTGGCCGAGACCCTGAAGAGCCGTCTCGACGACATCGACGGACGGCAAGCAGATCACGCGGTCCAGTTGGCCCGCACCCAAGGTCGCAACGACGTCCTCATTGGGGTCATGAGCTGGGTCGGTGGCCCCGTCGTCGCCGCCCTGACCATTGCGGGCATCTCGAAACTGTTCAACGTGGATCTGGGCCTGTGAAATACTTCATCATCATCCCCCTTCTCCTGCTTGCCTCCTGTGGGCCGGAGCAACCCCCTTCCGGCCCCGGCGCGGCAGTGCCACACGCTCATCAACAGGACAGCACCCGATGCGCGCTGGAGCCGGAAGACCCGTTCTGTGAGCCGACCTGATGAAACCCGACGTCAACAATCGCCTGATCCTCGAGGCTGACCGACTGGTCAAGCAGTATGCCGTCTATGTGGCGGACCCCGCCCTGCACGACAACTGGAAGTCCTTCGCCGACGACGTCGAGAAGGGCATCGGCTTCCGAGGCGATTGTGACGACTGGTCGATGACCACGCTGGAGATCCTGTTCCGGTGGGGCGTGCCGCGCACCCAGCTCTACCGTGCGCTCGTCAGCTCGACCGGTGCGGCCATCGACCACATGATCGGCATCGTCGAGCTGGACAACGGCGAGCGGTGGTCGGTCGGCGACACCTTCGGCCCGCCGCGGCGCGTGCGAGACGACATGGCCGGCCCCCACAAGATCCTGCAGACGAGCCGCATGGACGAGCGCCGCGGCGGCCTGCCGCTCTGGCGGCTCTGGGGCAAGGCCCCGATGACCCGCGAGACCAACACGGCCTCAATGGGGCTGTCGATCAGCGAACAGGCTCTGGGCTTCCTGAAGGCCCACGAGAAGTTCATGGCGCGGGCCTACGACGACTTCCGGCCGAACCACCCGCTGAAGGCTGGCGACAAGGTGCTGGGCACCCTGACCATCGGCTACGGCCACACGGGCACCGACGTGAAGATCGGGCAGATCATCAGCCTCACCGAGGCCGACCGTCTCCTGCTGAGGGATCTCTCCCGCTTCGAGGCCGCCGTGCGCCGGCTGGTCCGTGTGCCCCTGCAGCAGTGGCAGTACGACGCTCTGGTCTCCTTCGCCTTCAACTGTGGGGAGGGCAATCTCACCTCCTCGACCCTGCTGAAGAAGGTCAACGCCGTCGCTCCTCAGCACGAAATCCAGACGCAGTTCCGCCGGTGGACGCGGTCCAAGGGCAAGGTTCTGAACGGTCTCGTGCGGCGTCGCGAGGACGAGGCCCAGATGTGGGCCGGCGTCTACCCGGTCACCACCCACGCGGTGGCCACCCCGGCCGAGGCCGACGTCAGCCCCATCCCGCTGGTCGAAGAGCACAAGAACGCCGGCAAGTCGGTCACCCTGTGGCTGACCGGTCTCGTCACCGTCGCTCCGCTGGTCGTCGAGGCCGCGCGTGAGGCGCGTAACATGGGCGTCGAGATCGAGATGGGCTGGCTCACCCAAGGGGCGGGCTGGCTCATGGCCCTCGGCACCGGGCTGGTGTTCGCCAAGCGCATCTACGAGATCACGCGGAGCGCACGTCGGTGAAGATCTGGATCTACCTGTTGGCCTCGGCCCTCCTGCTCGCCACCGGCTTCGGCGGGGGCTACCAGCTGCGCGACTGGCAGGCGACTGAGGCGTGGGCGGCCTGTGCCGCCGACATCCGCTTCCAGACGCTGGAGAAGTGCCCCACGGTCATCGTGACGGCCTTCGACGCAGTGAAGGGTGATCTGGCGATCAAGGAAATCGAATATCGTGACCGGGCCATTCCGGTTATCGTACAAGGGTCGAGCGATGACCGGGCCGCGCAGACCGCGCTGTTGGATCGTATCGCCGCCCTGTCCGCTGTGGAGAAGACCAATGCGTGTGCTGCTAGTCCTGCTTTCGAGCTTCGCCGTCGCCAGCTGCTCGACGATCTGGCCGCAGAGGGTGCAGGTCCCTCCCCCGGTGGAGCGGACGAAGCTCCCCGCTGAACTATTCGCGTGTGATGGTGAGCCCCGGCCGTGGGCGGCCGGTGCCGACGACGTCACCACTGCGATCAACGAAACGGAGCGGACCGGTGCCGGACGCGATTGCCGACGGCAGCTTCGCAGGGTCTGCCTGACCCTGACGGCCATCGATCAGGTAACAGGAGAGTGCCCAGATGCTCGACACTTCCGTCCTTCGACCTCGACGCGAACCCCCCTTCTGGAGCAGCTAGCGACACCGGAGCCGTTCACCCCCGACCTCGATCTTTCCACTGGAAATCATTGATCTTGTAGGTCTACTCTGAGCGAACGATATTGCAGCTTCGGCTGGCGTTTGCCCTTCTCCGGTCGTTCTGTGGGAGCCCCCGTCCGCCGCCTCGGACGGGGGCTTTTGCGTTTGGGCACCAGACACGAAAAAGGGCCGCTCCGAAGAGCGACCCTCTCGGAGGCCGGTAGTAGGGTCGCCCTTACTACCCCACCCGGGGCAGGGCGTCAAACCGATCCCAGACCTCGTCGTAGGTCCCCTCGGAAGCACCCTTCGAATACTCGGTCGGCGATGCCTCGAAGAAGTTGGCGTGCTCCTGACCCGACAGCATGACCTGCAGCCACGGCAGCGGGTGCTCGGTGATCCCGAACGGGTCGGCCAGCCCCAGCTGGCGCATCCGCCAGCCGCCGATGAAGCGGATGTATCGCTTCACGTCGTCCGCGGTCATGCCCTCCACGTCGCCCAGCTCGAAGGCCAGATCGATGAAGGCGTCTTCCTGAGCGATCACCACCATCAGCGTGTCGAGGATGCTCTGGCGCACCTCCGGCGTGAGCGCGCCGGTCTCGTTGGCGAACTCGTGGAACAGCTGGATCACGCCCTGACAGTGGATGCTCTCGTCACGCACCGACCACGACACGATCTGGCCCATCCCCTTCATCTTGCCGTGCCGGGGGAAGTTCATGAGCATGGCGAACGAGGCGAAGAGCTGGAGCCCCTCGGCAAAGCCACCGAACATGGCCAGCGTCTTCAGGATGTTGGCGTCGGTGTCGACCTTGAAGGTCGACCAGTGATCCACCTTGGCCTGCATGGCCTCGTACTGGGCGAAGGCCGCGTAGTCGCTGTCCGGCATGCCCACGGTCTCCAGCACAACGCTGTAGGCGTCGATGTGGACAGGCTCGCGGCCGGCGAAGCCGGACAGCATCATGCAGATCTCGGTCGGCTTGAACAGGCCCCCGAGGCGCGTCATGTAGTTGTTGTTGACCTCCTCGTCGGACTTCACGAACAGCCGGAAGATCTGCGTCAGGAGGTTCTTCTCACCCGGCGACAGGTTGCGCTCCCAATCCATGACGTCCTCGCCCATAGGCACCTCCTTGGGCAGCCAGTGGATCTCCTCATGGAGCTTCCACAGAGCGTAGGCCCATGGGTACCGCATCGGCTTGAACGGCCCCGGCGTACGGAGCCCCACCGGCATCAGCTCATGGATGGCGAGGATGGCCTCCTGCTTGACCTGCACCATAGTGGGCGAGCTCTCGCCGATGACGCCGTTGAGGTTACCGAAGTCATCGAAGGTGTAGGTGGGGATGGGGCGGTCTACTGACATGCGAGGCACTCATCGTATTGAACCGGGGCCGGAGCCGCGATGGGGAAGGGGGAGGCGGCCTTGTCGGAGCCGGCGTGGGCGGCGCGAGCGACAGAGCGCGAGCGCAGATAATAGAGGGACTTCATGCCCCGCTCCCAAGCGGTCCAGTGCAGCATGTGCAGGTCCCACTTGTTGACGTTGCCGGGGATGAAGAGATTGACCGACTGCGCCTGACAGATGTCGGGGGTGCGGTCGACCGCATGCTCGACGATCCACCTCTGATCCAACTCAAAGCTGGTGCGGAACACCTTCTTCTCGTCTTCGTTCAGACAGTCGAGATGCTGCACGGAGCCGTCGGCTTCAAGGACGCTGTCCCATTGTTCGGCGAGCCATTGTGTGCGAGGGGTGCCCGAGAAGCGTTGCTCCCACACGTCCTGCAGCAGCTGGTCGAGGTAGGGGTTCATGACCGCCACGGTACCGGAGAGGGTCTTATGCGAGTAGATGTTCGAGGGGATGGGTTCGATCCCCGCCGACGTGCCGCCGCAGATGATCGAGATCGAGGCGGTCGGCGCGATGGCCAGCTTGTGGCTGAACCGCTCCATCACTCCATGATCCGCCGCATCTGGGCAGGGGCCGCGCTCGACCGCCAGATCCACGCTGGCCTGATCGGCCTGCCGGCGTAGGTGACGGAACAGACGCTTGTTCCACGACTTGGCCATCGGTCCCTCGAAGGCCAGTCCCTGCTTCTGCAGGAACGAGTGGAAGCCCATCAGGCCGAGGCCGACTGACCGTTCTCGCATGGCCGAGTAGACCGCGCTGGCCATAGGCGGAGGGGCGTTGTCGATGAAGCTCTGGAGCACGTTGTCGAGGAAGCGCATGATGTCGGGGATGAACAGGGGCTCATCCTGCCAGTCGAGGAAGGTCTCGGCGTTGACGGAGGCGAGGCAACAGACGGCGGTCCGGTCCACGCCGAGGTGGTCCTTGCCCGAGTGCAGCGTGATCTCGGTGCAGAGGTTCGACTGACGCACCTGCAGCCCCGATTGGCGCTGGTGCATCGGCATCGCGTCGTTCACCCGGTCGATGAAGATCAGGTAGGGCTCCCCGGTCTGGAGCCGCGTGTCGAGGATCTTCTGCCACAGCTTGCGGGCGTCCACCGTCTTGATCACCTCGCCGGTCTTGGGCGACAGCAGGTCGAAGGTCCGGCGGTCGCGCACGGCCTCCATGAAGGCGTCGGTGACGTTCAGGCCGTGGTGGATGTTCGGAGCCTTGCGGTTGGCGTCCCCGGTCGGCTTGCGGATTTCGAGGAACTCCTCGACCTCGGGGTGGTGGACGTCGAGATAGACGGCGGCCGAGCCGCGCCGGAGGCTACCTTGGCTGATCGCCAGCGTCAGGCTGTCCATGACCCGGATGAAGGGGATGATGCCGCTCGTCACGCCGCGGCCTTTCACCTTCTCGCCGATGGAGCGCACACCGCCCCAGTAGGTGCCGATCCCGCCGCCGTTGGAGGCCAGAGCGATGTTCTCGTTCCAGATATGCTGGATGCCGTCGAGGCTGTCACCGACGGCGTTCAGGAAGCAGCTGATGGGCAGGCCCCGGTCGGTGCCCCCGTTGGACAGCACAGGTGTCGCCGGCATGAACCAGAGTTGCGAGATGTAGTCGTAGACGCGCTGCGCGTGGGCGTCGTCATCGGCGTAGGCTGCGGCGACCCGGGCGAACATATCCTGATAGCTCTCGCCCGGGAGCAGATACCGATCTCGCATCGTCTTCTTGCCGAAGTCGGTGAGCAGGTTGTCGCGCTCAGGGCACAGGGTGACGGCCGATGGATCGGGCATGGTGGTTCTCCAGAGTGGGGAGCGGACCCTAGCGGGGGAGAAACTCCCACCGCTAGGGGGCAAAGGCGAGTATCTAGTGGATGTTCAGCTTTTCGCGGAAGAAAGCTGCTGCCACCTGTTCGAAACCGAGGGCGGTGTCGGCGTCATTGACGAGGACGTGGTCGACATCCAGCTCGTCGATCTCTTGCTCCGAGGCATGGTCTTCGAGCACGCCGATGGGGCGACCGGGGCGCTCGACCCTGATGACCACACCACCGATGGCCTTGATGGCGTTGCACTCGTTGTGGAACCGGACGTCGGGGATGACGTAGCACTCCCCCGTGGCCAAGGCCTCCGTCAGGGCGGTGTCCACCCAGAGGCTGCCGTGGATGCACTGGCGGCCCCATTCAGTGCCGAGGGTCTGCATCGCGTGACGTGGGGTGTGGCCCCCGAACAGGGGCGACGTGATCTCCTTGAGGTCGCCCTCCATCATGCGCTCGATCAGCTCATGGTCGGCCCCCCGGGTGGAGAGCAGGGTGCGCAGCATGGCCTTGATCGGCTTGGCGAAGGACAGCTTCCGGTACTCCCGGGGGAGCATGATGGCTGCGGTGTCCTTACCCGACCGCTTGCGGCCGGCGATGCCGATGAACTTAGGCGCTGTAGCGGTCATGTTCGATCTCCTCGCGAAACTGGATCCAGCCCCGGAAGTTCTTGTGGAACTCCCGATCACCGGACGGGGTGGCCTGATGCTCGACAGGCGACAGGTGGGGCGGGTTGGCTTCGACCAGACGCTGGAAGAGCGCGAGGTCGTCGGCCGCCGTCGGCCGCTGGCCGTCGTGGGTCAGGTAGCTGGTCCGCGCACAACGGGCGGCGGAGACCGCGCGGCCCTCGTCGGCCGCGTACGGCAGGTGCCACTGGCCCGGCTTCAGCACCAGCGGGGTGGAGGCTCGAGCGACGCAGTCCATGACGTAGGCCAGCTCGCGGATGGTCGGGTCGGCATCCTCGTGGAGCCGCAGGGCGAAGAAGTTCTCCCACTCGGTGGCGGTGACCACGACTGTGATGTGGCTGAACGGCTCGATCAGACGGTTGACGATTTGCTTGTGCGCGCCGAGCGCCGCCATTCCGCGAGCGAACAGCACGGCAGCGCGACCCGCGGATCGCCACAGCAGGCGCGCGGCGACCAGACGCCAGCCGGACAGCTCCTCACGGGCCTGCATGCCCGGTTGGTTCTTGCCCCAGTGGACGGGCTCGGCCATGTCGTGCAGCACGGTGGCGATGAGGCGCTTGACCGGGATGGCGCGGCTGGACGAGGCGTTCCGGCTGAAGACCCGGTGGGTCATGAACTCGGCGTGGACGAAGCGGGGGTAGCGCAGTTCGAACGTCAACAGGCGGATGCGGGTGTCTTCGGCGACGCTGTCGGCGATGACCTTGGCGGAAATGGTGGTCAAGGGAACTTTCTCACAGAGAGGATGACGTACTCGGGGTCGAGCACTGCCGAGGAGACGGCGCAGGGGTGATGTCCCTCGTCGCGGCCCGTGATGTAGGTGATCTGCATCCGCAACGAGCGCCCGGTCGGGCGGCCGAAGCGGATGTCATATTCCTGCAGGTCGAGGGTGTCACCCACCTGATAGTGACGGTCGTTGCGACGAAGGTCGTGGGTCTTCTCGCCGGAGGCCATCGCCTCGAAGAGGTGACACCACGAGCGGACGACGTGGTTGGTCTGGGCCATCAGAGCACCCGCCCTTCCAACCCCAGCCACGCCTTGACCGTGGCCATGCGGGGGATGCCGTCGGCCGTCAGACCGAAGTACTGGACGGTGGCCGAGTGCTGCGTCTCGCGCCAGTTGGTCAGCAGGTCAGCGTTGAACTTGGACTGACCGCCCTTGATGCCCGCGCCGAAGGTCCGGCCGTCGGCCAGCTTGAACGTCGCGCGCTTCGCGAAGCGGCTGTAGTTGCCCTTGCCCGGCTCGACGCCGACCAGCTCGAACTCGGCGCAGTCGAAGACCTTGCACTTCAGGTTGGACCACGACCGCTTGCCGACCCGGTAGGCCAGATCCAGCTTCACCATCGCGCCCTCGTACCCCTCGGCGATGAAGCGGTTACGGTAGACGTCGATCTCCCACGCGCCGACCACCGGGAAGTAGGCGTTCAGCTTGATGACGTCGCCACAGAACTCGCGCAGGTCGATGTTCAGCAGCTCACGACGCTCGCTGTAGGGCAGGTTGCGCACGTCCGGCGACGGGTAGTCGTAGACCCAGAACTGCATCCCCTTGGCGGCCTCGGCCAGCTCGGGGGTCATGTTCTGCTTCTTGAGGATGGACGACAGCTCCTCGAAGTCCTCCTTCAGGTCGTGGCTGTACAGCTCGCCGTGCAGCACCGCGTCGGGGAAGTCGCGGAAGAACTGCGACAGCGCCGACATGACGTGCGGTACGGCCACGATGGGCTGGCCCTCACGGCTGGTCAGGCCGGAGGCCTGAGCGATGCAGCAGAAGCCATCCAGCTTGGGCTCGACGAAGACGCCCTTACCCACCAGCGACCGGGCGCTGACCCGCTCGTTGGCGACCCGCTCGACACACTTCTCGAAGGTGGTGTCGGCCCACTTCTCGGCCAGCATGGGCGCGAAGAAGCGAGGCACGTCGATCTCGGCGACGGTCTCGAAGTACTTGCGCTTCAGCTGGTAGGTGTAGCCGGCGTCGATCTCGAAGGCGGCCTGCTCGACGTCGGTCCGCTTCTGCTTGCCGACGCAGTCGGTCCACTCAGAGGTGACGAGATTGCCGCCTTGGACGCCATGGATGGTCCGGTGCCGGGCACCGTCCTGCTCCATGGCCCAGACGAGGACTTGGCCGGGCTTGCCCCGGCGATACAGGAACCGCATTAGCGCATCCCTCCCGTGAACAGGATCAACATCGCGAGGCTGTAGTAGCCGGCAGCGACGCCCTTCGCGCAGGTTTCAGGGGTCAGCTCGGGAAAGCGGGGGTACAGCAGCCAGCCAGCGCCATAGGCGATCCAGCAGAGTGCAGCAGGGAGGCCGATAAGCCCGGTAAACCAAGCGCGGCCTTCTTCGGTGGTCTTCATGGAGTAGTGCCCTTCTCCGGTTGATGTTCAATAGCCGTGGGTGTGGAAGAACTTCCTCGCCCCGGTACGCTTCTGGCGGGGGATCGAATACTGGATGAACCAGTCGCGATCCCGGCCCTGAACCATCTCGTGCGTCCCGGCCTCATAGTTGGCCCGGGCGAGCGCGATGGCAGACTGATGTTCCGTGGGCCACATGGGGTTGTCCGCATGGCGCACGGCGACGATGTACTTCGGATTGGGAGCACCTTCACGGTGCCCCAGATCGGACGGCGGCGGCCGGCGTCGCGCCGGTGGGGTGGAAGCCGGGGCTACCTCCGCACCGAACTTCGAGACGAACTCGCTGTAGGGCAGCCCGAGGCGGGCGGCGACCTGTTCAAGGTCACCCCCGCACTCGTTGTACAGGTCACGAACCTGATCCGGGGTTGTCGCAGTCGTCACTAAATCCTCCGAGCCTGACATGATGCGGCGCATCGACTGGCTTATGGGAGACGAGAAGTACTTGGGAGACCCTTTCTTCCAACATCCGTAGGACATCTGCAGTCTGCTCGGAACGGAACTCATCCATGCTGGCGTCGATCTCGTCGGCCAGCATGATCGAGAAGACCCGGTTGGTCAGCACCTGCCCCAGCGCGATACGCAGGGCGAGGTTGGCGCAGGCCTTGCCGGAGCCAGACAGGGTGTCGAGGCTCTGGTCGTCGACCCTGACGTTGAAGTCGTCATCGACGTGGATGATGTTCCGCTGACCGCCCGTCATCTGCCGGAGCAGCTGGCTGGCCACGACGTTGAGCGACGGCACGACGTGCTGCTTGATCAGGCCGCGCAGGACGGCCATGACCTCGCGCACCTTGCGGTGCTCGTCGGCCTCGTCCTGCAGCCGGCCGACCTCGGCGACGCCCTTGACGTAGGCGTCGTGGGTGGTGCTGTAGGTCCGCTCGGCGTGCTCATAGCCCCGGGCCTGCTGTAGGCTGACCTCCATCTTGTCCCGGGCAGCCGGTGCGCCGGCCAGTTGGGTCTTGCGGGCCTGCTTCTTGGTCGCCTCAGCCTGCCAGCCCTCGTAGGCGGCCAGCTGGGTCTGGTAGGAGGCCAACATCGTCTCGTACTGGCGACGCTCCGCGAGCATCGCTTCGTAGTCGGCCATCGCCTCGAACTTCTTCTGGGCGACAGCCAGCTCCGCGGCCAGTGGTTCACGCTCGGCGACCTGTTCCAGCTGCCGCCGGTAGGTGTCGATCTCCCGGCGGGTCATGTCGGGCTTGGTCGCGCCGGGGTTCATGAAGAGCGCGGCATGACGGGCGTCGTCGGTGGTCTCCCACGCGGCGACCAGTCGGTCGATCTCAGCCGACTTCAGCTTCGGCTCGTCCGGCTTCGGCTGCGAGGGCCTGATGTCCGACATACCCTGCTCGGCCAACTCCAGCTCTGCGCCAAGGCGCGCGGCGTGATCAGCGTGCAGCGCGAAGTCATGCTGACACGCGGGGCAGGTGACCTTCTCGACGTTTTCCAGCGCCGCGCGCAGCCGCTCGACCTCGCGGACCTGATTTTCGTAGTGGCCCCACTCGTTGCGCAGGTCCCACGCGACCTGCATCTGGATCAGATCGGCGTAGGGCGTCGTGGGCCGGGGGTTGGCCTTGGCCCACTGCACCTCGACCTCGAACGCGTCATAGGCGTCCCACGCCCGCTCAACGGCGTCCAGCGTGGTGGCGGGGAAGGCCGCTGAGGCCGGCAAGGCGTTGACGGCCACGGAGAGACCGGCGACCAGCTCGCGGGCGTCAGCGCGCTTCGCAGCGAGGCTGACGAGGTTCTCCGAGGGGAGCTCGACCTTGGTGGTCGGCTTCTCGGGTTTGCCCGGTGCCGGGGCGGCCAGCCAGCCCTCAATCCCGGCCAGCTCGTCGGCGTCCCGACGCAGTTCAGCCAACCACGGCTCCAAGATGGCGACCGTCTGGTACCCCTCCGGCTTCTCGGGCGGCGCACCGGGCGGCGTCAGCCGCTCCTTCAGGCCGTCGGCCTGACGGTCGAGCAGCTTGGCTTCCTCGCCGGCCCACTTCGACACCAGATCCAGCACGGCCAGACCGAGGACGCTGTCGACCATCGCCTTGCGGGCGGTCGGCGTCATCGAGCCCAGCTTCTCCACCTCGCCCTGATTGATCGAGTTGGCGATGTCGAAGACCGACAGGCCGAAGCCCAGCTCCTCCACGACCTTCTGGTTCACCGGCTTGGTGCCAGTGGCCACGGCCGCCCCGTTGCGCTTCATGGTCGCGCCCCGGGCGGACCGGTCGATCTCGATCAGGTTGCCCTTGATCTCGAAGGCACCGTAGCCGACCAGCGTCTTGTAGTCGTCGGCCGTGCCGCGCAGGGCGGCGGTCCCGAACAGCAGCCAGCGGGCCACTTCCAGCACCATGGTCTTGCCGGTCTCGTTCGCGCCGGTCAGCGCGGTCAGGCCCTTCGAGAACGTCAGATCGGCGGACAGGGTCCGACCGGTCGAGGGGAAGGTGACGGAGTATTTAAGACGATGTAGCATTGAGGTGAGCCTTGATCTTGTCGAACAACCGTCGCACCTCAAGAGCGCGGGGCAGGTTCGCCTGCCCCCACTCGTGGAGGGTGTTTCGGTGGGCGGCGGCGAGCATTTCGCGCAGCAGGCTGCGCTCGCCGTCGGTGATGATGGTGAGATTGTTGACGCAGTAGGTCAGTAGCCCGATAGCAGGGGCGTTATCCGACATTCTGGTCATCCTCGTGGAGCCGGTGCTCCTTCAGGCGCTCTCGCATGGCGGTGGCGACGGTCTCGCCGAGGCCGACCTCGTCGATGGCCCGCTTGAGCAGGGCCTCGAAGTCGAATGGCTCGAACTCAACATCCAGCGCCACAACCTCCTCCTCTTGGCCATCTCGGACCTGAGTAAGCTGGAGGCAATCAACCTGTACATCGAGCACCTCCCCCGGCTGCAGCCGCACCCGGAGATGCTTGTCCTTGAAGCCGTCGAGGTTCGCAAGGACGTCGGCCAGATCCCTCGTCACATAGAGGCGTTCATCCTCATCTTGGCTGTGGTCATAGGGCTGCATCGACCCCGTGACGTGGACGTCGAGACCCTCGATCACCTCGTCGCGCTTGTTGTGGTCGTGGCCGGTCACGGCCCGCTTGACGCCCAGCGCCTTCAGGGTCACGGCCGGGATGTAGTTGGTGCTCTCGATCTGCCGGCGGTCGACGTCCCAGTGGCCGTAGACCACGTCCGCACCGCGGATCAGGCTCTCATGCTCGAGGATCATCTCGCCGGCCGACAGGACCGGGTGCCACGGGATGAAGACGTGTCGCTCGCTGTCAATCACCAGCATGAACGGCTCATCAGCAGCGACCATGACGGCTTCGCCCACGATGGCCGAGAAAATCTGGAAGGCCGTCACCTTCTCGACGTCGCGGCTGGCGTCGTGGTTGCCACGGTAGAGAATGTAGGAGCAGTGAGGGTTGGCCTCGGCCGCCCTCTGGTAAGCCATCGCGGCCCGCCAGATGACGCCGTAGGGGACGATGGCCTCGTCGAACAGATCGCCGACCTGAATGTGGTGCGTAACGCCGGCCACGTCCATCAGGTTCGCCTCGAACTCGGCCCACTGCAGGCTCTCGCGGTCGCCGCGGCGAGCGAGGCTCACGCCGTTCTTCCACCGTTTGCCAAGGTGGACGTCTCCAAGGATCTTGATCATGGTCTTCTCACAGGGTGGCTGGCCGCCCCGGAGGGCGGCCAGAGGCGGTCAGGAAACGCGACGCAGGTACAGGACCGTGAAGCGCGAGTTGTCCTTGATGTCGTCGGGATAGTAACGACGCAGGTTGTCGTAGAGCAGCTCGGCGGCCTCGGCCGGCCCGAAGTGCGCGACCTCGTGATTGTCGCTGGCGAACGGCTTGACGGCATCCCACTGGCCGGAGTGGACCGAGACGACCTCGGCGGTGCCGAAGCCTTGGCCATCGGTGTTGGCCAGAGTGACCACGTCGTCCTTCTGGACGGCGTCGGCCCACTTGTCGCCGAGGCGATAGGTGTTGAACAGCTGGCCGGGCTTGACGCTGTCGGGGTTGCCGAACTTGATCACGGGGGTGGCGGGAGGCGCGGGAGGCGCGGGAGGCGCGGGCGGGGCCTTCTTGTCAGTCATCGGTAGTCTCCTTCGGGGTGGTGGCGAACTTCGCCTTTGCGGTCAGGGTGACCACAATCTGGTGCAGGGTGTCATCGAGAGCATGATGCTCGTTGCCGACGAACGGAACCTGCTTGTCGAACGCAGGAGCGGCCGGGTTCATCCGCATGCCCCTGATGAAGCTCTGCATATCGATACAGTCTCGGAAGTGGAAGGGGTTGTCCACTTCGGCGTCACGGAAGCAGCTCTCGATGAACGGCCACTCGAAGCTGATTGGCTTGGCCCAGAGCCTCGGGGCGTCCAGCACCCCGGTGACCCTACGGACCCACTGCTGGTAGCGCCACATACCCTCCGTGAGGCTGACGGGGTTCTCGGTCGCGGCGGCGAACGTCTCGGTCTTCTGCTTCGACCACCACGCCCGGGTGTCCTCGTCCCAGCTGCGCCAGCCGGGCATCGCCATGGTGACGTAGAAGGTGTCGGGGGAAACCTGACCCTCGTGCCAGTTGAAGGCCACACCGGCCAGCGACATGACGTGGTGACGGTCCGGCCGGGTGCCGGTCGTCTCGATGTCCGTCATGATGTCGTAGTAGGAACAGATAGGCGCGTCGGTCATGGTACCCAGATCATATTGGTTCGCATCATTGCGAGGGGGATGGAAGACTGGCCGGCGGCCTTGGCGGCCAAGACCACACCGTAGGGGAAGCGGAACCACTCGTCGGTGGCGATGTGGTGGTAGTAGACCCAGTAGGCCCCGCCCGCTGCGATAGCCTGAGCGCCGGCGGCGTTCTGACCCTTCTTCAGCAGTTTGAAGTCGAACCGGTCGTGCTCGGCGACCGACGACTTCACCTCGGCGAAGAACATCTGGCCGTCCAGAACCACCAGCCGGTCCGCGGGCTGCGCCTTGACGTTGACGAAGCCCGAGCCGACCCGGCCCTTGTTCATGCCCGTCACCTCGGAGGCGTCGGTGAACTTGTGGACGTAGGCCCGCTTGCCGAGGCGGGTGAAGTGGGTGTCGAAGATCTCCTCCGACGGCTTGCCGGTGTTCTTGGTCATCGTTCGATCTCGATATTGGGCATGGCCGGCAGGAACTTGCCCGGCTTCAGGCTGATGGTCTTCCGGGGTGGCTGGACCGCGCAGCGGACGAAGGTCCACTTCTCGTCCCAATGTTGCCCGAGAGCTCGCATCTGGTCCGTGGTGCGCTCCGGCCACTCGGTCATGTGCCCTCCGGCGTCGAGCCAGCGCACGTCAGCTTCGAGCGGGGTGTTCTCCTTCGAGACCGGGTCGAGCTGCCAGCGCACGGCGTAGGCGAAGTCTTGCCCCTTCGCCTTACCCTGCGCTGACAGGTCTTCGATGTACTCGCCGAACGTCATGCCCGGTGCCTCCAACGGACGGTGGGGTACCGCTCGGTGAGCCAGATGATGTGCCCGGCGGGGCACTCGTGAGCCATCTGGGGCGGATTAGTCATCCGCATCGTCATGCTCGCTGGCTTCATCTCTTCTCCGCACTCGTCGCAATCGTAGGCGACCCCGTGGGGTTCAATAGGGAACTCGCGCTCACTCATGCTGATTGCCTCTGGTGCATCAAGAACTCGACGACTGATCTAGTCTGGTCGTCATTGAGACGCCCGCCCCATGCGCTCTCGGGGAGGAAGTCCAGCTTCGGGGCCTCGAACAGTTCGATCTGGCCGATCTGGCCCTTGATCGGCTTGTCGCCGTTCCAAGGCTCGAAGGTCAGGCCGACGGCCGGTGTGGCGTCCAGCTTCAACGTCTTGAAGATGTCGTCGTGCGACATCATCACCATGCGGGCCATCGTGATGAACTCGACCACGAGGTCCTTGTGGACCGACCAGACCTTCTCGTCGTGGACGGGGATCTTGAAGTTGGCCTCACGCTTCGTCCAGCCGGCCTCGGCCAGCATCTTCTTCAGCCGAAGGATCGACCGCTTGATGATGAAGGCGTTGGTGCCCTGAACCTGTGCGTTGACCGCTTGGTTCTTGGCCCGCTTGTTGATGCGGCGGCAGATCTCACGGACGATGGGGCGCAGCTCCTGCGCGTCCGGCCACTTGGCCGAGAACGCTTGGATCCACTCCTCCGTGGCCTCGTAGCGGAACCGACGGTGACCATCGAGGCGCTCGACGTAGCCGTGGATTTCGGCGTGCTGGATCGTGTCCATACGCCACTGCTCGCCGCCCCAGAAGCGGTTCCGATAGAACTCGGTCGCCTCCCCGGTACGCTGCAGACCCCAACCCATGCGCTGCCCGACGGTGGTCAGGAAGCCCGAGTACCAGTAGTTGAAGTTGGCCCCCTTGCCGATCTCGGTCCGCCAGTACTTGGCGGCCTTGGCACCGGTCATCGCCTCGCCCTTCAGGTTGGTGAAGAGGCGGTCGCGTTCGAAGGCCTTGCACCCGTACTCCTTCTGGAAGTCGTCCGGGCTCTGGTAGTTCTTCAGGGTCTTGAAGATCTCCTCGCTCATCCACGGGATTTCGGCCCGGAAGATGTCGGCCGCCGCGCCGAGGTGCATGTCTTGGTGCGGCAGCTGGCCGAAGGCCTTGGCGAACTCCTCGTCGCCCGACAGCTCGCCGATGATGACCAGCTCGAAGGCCGACCAGTCGAGCGAGACGAGGACGTGGTCGTCGTAGTCCGGCAGGAAGAAGCCGCGGACGTAGGTGCTCTCACCGCGCTTGGCCAGCTGCATCAGGTTCGGCGTCGAGCCGGCGAGGCGCAGCGTGTTCAGCAGGCAGTTGACGGTCGGATACATCCGGTCCGTCTCGGGGTCGGTGAGGAAGGTGTAGGGGGTCAGGTACAGCTTCATGCGCTGCTCGACGCCGGCCATGGCCGTCATCACCTCGATCACCTTCAGCTTGGCCTCGGCGTTGTCGACTTGGTTCTGCTTCAGCCAGTCCTGCACCTTGCCGCGCGCTTCGCCATCCGACTGGATCTTGCCCTTGTCGAACATCATCTTGGCGCGGATCAGGTCGTAGAGCAGGACCCGCACCGGCATGTAGTGGGTGATCGACAGCATCTTGGCCTTGGCCGAAGCCTTGAGCTCGACGCCCTCACGGTCCATCATCCATGCGTTGCCGACGGGCGACGAGATCTGGATGCACTGCTCGTAGTCGTCGGCGCTGTCGGGGCTGTTGGCCCAATCCTCCCACTGCCTGCGGTACTTGTGGTAGCCACAGGCCGCATCAGGCTTGTCCGGGTTGAAGTACCAGTCCTGACGCTTGGCCAGCTCGCGTTCAGGGCCGTCCTCGAACGGCAGCAGGGCGCGGATGGCCGGCTTCAGTTCACGCAGCAGCTTCGCGAACTCGACGCGCTCCAGCGCCCGGCGTTCATCGATGGCGGGCTTGTTGACCCGCATCCCGTCGAGCCAGATGTCCGAGTAGACATGGATCATCGGGTTCTCTTGCTCGAAGAACGTCCCCAGCGCGTTGGGGCTGTTCAGAGCCAGCTCTTGCATCAGACGATGGAAGAGAGGGACGACCCAGTAGGCGTCGTCCGCGCCGTACTCGACGACCTCATCGCCGGTCAGCATGCCCATGTGGGCGTTGCCATTCATGACCTCGTCGAAGGTGGTCATCTCGACGCCGAAGAACTTCTTGACGAGGTTCTTCAGGCCGTGGCCGTAGGCCATGTCATAGACATAGCCGTTGTAGGAGCCGTCGCTGTCTGCGGTCTTCGAGGTGATCTTGCCGATGATCTCGTCGACCTTGCGGCTGAAGCGCCGGGTCTCCTCACCATCCTCGTCGGGGATCAGGTCCGAAGGCTGCGTCTCCATCGCGGCCATGAGCAGCGGCTGCAGGTGCATCTTGATCGGGCCGAGGTCGCGAGCCCAGAACTCCCGCTTGTCGTAGTTGTCGTCGCCGAAGGCCGACACCGACATCTGCATAGTGCAGGTGATGTTCTCCAGCGCGTAGCTGTGGCAGGCCATGAAGGCGGTCAGCTCGTAGGGTGCGTTGTGCGCGACCCACAGGACGCTGCCCGGCTTGGCGTCGAGGAAGGGCTTCACTTCCTCCCACGCCAGCCGGTTCTCGACGTCGGCGTGGGCCAGATTGATGTAGTAGGCGACGTCGTGGCCCTCGGGGTAGAGCGAGAAGCCGGTCATCACCGTGCGGCGCATGTCGAAGACGAGGCGCTTGTTCTTGGCCTTGTGGCGCGTCTCCTCGTTGACCTTCATGAAGGCGTTGAGGCCGTCGTGCCGGGCGTCGTCTTGCGTCTCGCAGTCGATGCCGACGAGGCCCTTGGCCGCGGCCATCACCGCGAGGATTTTCGGACCCTCCTCCGCGATGCTGCGGCGGTCCACGAGGACTGTGCGGATCACTTCTGCTGCTCCCTGATCGCCTGCTCGATGCGGGCCAGCTTGCGGTCGTCTTCCTTCATGCGCTTGCGGGCCTTATTGCGCTCGATCTCGATGCGCAGCTTGGACATGCCCGGCTCGATGGGCATGGTGACGCCACGGACGGTCTCGTAGCGGACTTCGGCAGGCTGGCCGAAGTGGGCGTCGCCGACTACAAACATCCGGTCACCCGGGTGCTGCTTCTCGGAAATCATCTGGTCGATGTGAGCTTGGTCGTCGGTCACAACATATACTCCGTGCAGAGGCGGTAGAGCGTGGCTTCGTCGCGCACGCCCTGTTTCAGGTGTTGGTTGATGGTGTCCCGCGGGACGGGCAGCGGGTCGATGATCCGGCGCATGACAGCCAGCTCGTCGACGTTGGCCTGCTCCTTGAGCCAGTTGCAGGTGCCCGGGCGGATGCCGATGGCCAGTGCGCGGGTGACCTCATCGTCGGCCAGAGGACGGCGCTCGTCGAGCAGGGTGGTGATGAGGGTCCGCAGACCGGCCTTGTCGCACTCTTCCCAGCCGCCCTTGCCGAAGCCCTTCATGCCCGGGATGGTGTCCGAGGGGTCGCCGACCGTGGTCTTGTACAGCCGGATGTCCTCGAAGGGCATCTTGGGGTCGAAGGTGCAGGTCACGCGGGGCGACAGGGCGCAGAGCGCAGCGATGTCGGCGTCCCGGCAGACGATGTTAATCGGCAGGCTGGTGGTGGACAGGAAGTGCTCGGTCAGGGCGGCGATCACGTCGTCGCCCTCGAACCCGGGCACCCGGATTTGCCACGAGCCAGTGTAGCCCATCAGCTCCCGCACGAAGTTCAGGTCGCGCGTGACGCTGCCCTTCGGCTTGGTGCGGGTCTTGTAGGCAGGGAACAGAGCCCGCCGCGCCTTGTTCGCCCCCTCGCCATCCCAGACCCAGATGCGTAGGTCGTAGGGGTTGGCCGTCTGGTTCAGACACCCCACGAGGAAGTCGCGCAGCTTGGTCGTCTCCAGCTGCACCCGCAGGTAGGAGAGGCTGTCGTAGAGGACGATCTTTTGCATCAGATCGTGTCGCGGATGTCAGCGCCCTGCACCGCAGCGAGGACGACGAAGAAGACGATCAGAGCGGTCCAGCCCACGATCTTGACGATGCCGCGCACCGAGTGGGGCCAGCTGTGCCAGATGCGGGACCGCCAACCGCTGGTGTAGGCCAAGCCGACGAGGACAAGGATGTAGAAGGCGATCAGGGCAGCGAAGAAACCTGCGCCGTAGGCGAACGAGATGAGGTAGTCGAACATGGTGGTCTCCAGACAAGGAAAAGGGCGGCGGCCGAAACCGCCGCCCTCCCAAGGGTCGAAGGTGTGGAGGGGGTTACCCCTCGTCGACCGCCGACCGCGACACGGCGATGAAGTCGACGAAGTTGGCCTTGCCGTAGACGTTGCCGCCCCCGGTGGCTTCCTTGTGGACCAGCTTGCCGCGCAGCATCAGGTCAGCCGGGATCTGGCCGGCAGCCTTCAGGTCGTCGTAGGGCTTGATGAAGCTCGCGAACTCCTTGAAGTTCGTGATCGACAGGGTCAGGCCCAGCGACTGACCCTTGGCCAGCAGCACCTTGCCGGCCTCGCCCTTGGCGGCGACGACGTCTTCACCGATGTAGGTGAAGGGGATGTCCGCCGAGGCGTAGTCGCCGCGGCAGCGGTCGTCGGAGCGCATGGCCTCGGCCACGCAATCGGCCCACGGCTTCTTCGTGCGGCTCTCGGTGAGACGGTCGAAGGAGCGGAGGTACTTGGCCGGGGTCGAGCCCCAACGCAGGCCGAAGAACGGCACGACATCGGACAGCTTGAACTCGACCTCGAGTTCCTCCTGCGGGTTCTTGGCGTCGGTGCCCAGCAGGAAGCCGGTCTTGTCGGCCTTCAGATAGACATCGACCCGCATGCCGCCCTGAGCGAGGAGCTCACCGAGCGAGACGGGGCGACCCGGCTGGACGGCGTTGGAGGCTGCGGGGGGTTGGAAGCCCTGCCCGACGGCGGGCGGGGTGGGGGCATCAGCGGCCTGTTGGATGACCGCACCGGCGTTAGCACGGGCGGCAGCGATCTGGGCGTTGATGTTTTCGAGAGCGTCGCTCATTTGTTTTCTGTCTCTGTTTTTGAAAGTGATCTCGCCGACCGGTTGGCCGCCGAGAGAGGACTTTGATACTACTTTCCGGGCTGCCTCAAGTCCCGAAATCCGTGTTGTCTACTAGACATCATGCTTTTGTTCGTAGGAGTTGAACTGCAGGATTTCCCGGGTCGGATCGACGCGGTGGGCGTCCTTCGACTTGGTCTCCAAAATCTGCATGAAGCGCGGATCGAGGCTGTCGTAGTAGGCAAGAGTTGTGATCCGCAGCGGACGCTTGCGCTTCTCGCGGATGGTGCGGCGGTAGCCTTGGACGAAGTCGCTGTCCATGTAGCCGAGGCTGACGTTGATGACGTGGTCAACCTCCTGCCGGTATGGTCCCCAGTACTGCCAGTTGAAGCCGACCGAGGCGACGCCCGGGGTGGCGATGACACCATCCAGCTCGCCAGCCCGGAAGGCCTCGTCCACCCGGTTCTTCTGGGCGCGGCTCATCGACCCGTTCATCAAGGCGACGCGTAGACCCTCGGCCTGAGCCAGCTCCAATATCTGGCGCTGCTGGGGGATGAGGGCGGCGAACAGGAGGAACGGCTTGCCAGTCAGCTTGTGGTCGATGAAGTGGACCCGCAGGGCCTCGGCCTTGCCCGGCAGCTCGCCGGGCATGACGTCGACCGGTGGCAGGCCCAGCTTGTGGTCGGGGTCACGCAGATCAGGGAAGAAGTTCGGGTGCTCCATCAACTGGCGGGCACGGATCATGGCCGGCCCCGGCTGGGAGCCGTCGATGAAGAAGTCCTCCAGTTCGAGGAAAGCCTGCTCGCGGAACTCCTTGAACAGGGCTAGCTGCTTCGGGTGCATCGAGACCCATTGCACCTCACGGACCACCGACTGCGGCCCGAAGATCTGCTCGAAGGTGAAGCGGATGCCGTGGGTGCCGAAGATCTGCTTCAGCTTCTCGTGGCCCGACCAGAAGATCGGCCGGCCGTAGTCGTCCAGCGTGGCGTGCTCGGAGAGGAACGACAGCTCGTAGCCGAAGGGATAGTAGCGCGGACTGATGGCCGCGATGGCCGAGTAGCCGGTGTCGAGCCGGCCGTTGATCATCGTGCCCGTCATGAACACACTCTCTTCGGTGTGCTTCGCCAGTTCGAGGAAGGCGGTGGTGCGGGCGCTGGTGGCCCCGCCGAAGCACATGTGGTGCTCGTCGGTATCCATGGCCCGGACGCCCTGCTGGTGGATGGCCCCGTAGGTGGTCTTGAACCGGTCGGGGCCGACCATGAAGATCTGCGCCCCCTTCGTCATCTCCTTCTGGATCTTGACCGGGGTGCCGTCGAGGACGGCGATGGCCGACCGGGGTAGCCCGGTCCAGCGCATCACCTCGCCGATGTTCTTCTCGATCAGGGCCAGAGGCTGGACCCAGACCGTCTTCATGCCGTCCTGTACCCGCCGGCCCATGTTGACGCACACCGGCGGTGTCTTACCGGTGCCGGGGTCGGATAGATCCATGCACTTCCTCTGGCCGATGTAGAAGGCCAGTCGGGGCAGCTGGTCAGTCTCGCGGAGCTTCAGCATCACCCGCCCCAGTGCGCGCCGATGCCAAGCGGGCCGACGATCAGCCAGACAGCGTCGGGCTGGTGCCTCTGCCACGGGTGTCCGATTTGGAACCGCTTCCAGTCGAAGGGCGAGATATCGAAGCTGAACGTCAGATTGGGCCAGTGCATCACTCAAGTCTCCAGAGGTTCGGCGGCCCGTGCAGTCGATGACACAGGCGGTGAAAGCGGATCGACCACACCAGAAACTGGTTCTTCGTCCGGGCGTGGTCCTTGCGGCGTTTGTACTTCGCCAGCCGCCGACGCTGCAGTCGGTTTGCCATGGATTTTCCAGTACCATTTCTGGGAGGGGAAGTAGCGGGTGGAGCCTTGCCACGCCGCCTTCTGCCGGCCGCGCTTCAGGAAGCCCAGCCGCACCAGCTCCATGCAGCGCCGGGTTAGCCAGCCGTCGCGCCAGCGGTGGCTGACGTCGAAGTAGCCCTTGGACCGGGCGATGTGGACGATCTGGGCCGGCGTGTCGCGGGCCTTGCGCTCGGCCTCGGCCCTGTGGTCGTAGTAGACGGTCATGACGACACCATATAGTCGACCATGTTGCACAGGACTTCCTGTAGGGCGGGGATGCTGTGCGCCCCACGGATGCGAACCCGCAGCCGCTCCTTGAAGTCCTCCATCGCCTGTTCGCGCTGCTGCTCCCGCTCCAGCTCACGCTGGCGTTCGAGCAGGGCGTTCCAATGGACGCCGCACCGGTCGCTGACGCTGTTGCGCTGTTGGTTGCAGCCGGTGACGGCGCACTTCGGGATCAGCCGACCCCGACGTCGGCGCTCGTCGCGGTCGGCGAGGTGGACGGTGCAGAGACGGTCTTTGACCGCTTCCTGCCCACACCGGTCTCTGCTGCATCTACTCACAGGTCGTGCTCCCGTCCTTGCCAGCGATGCACTGCACCTCGTATCGAACGCACCAGCTGGTGGTGATCGGCGTGATGGTGGTCGAGACCTGCCCGTTTGCCCCGATGGTGGTGCCGACCGCGGTGGTGGTCGAGCTGTCGTAGTCCATGCAGACCTGCTGGTACTCAGCGTGGTCAGGTCGGGTGTCGCAGGCCGCCAACAACAGCAGGGTGGGGATCAGGATGTTCCGCATTGGATGGTCTCCATGTGGCGGCGCAGCAATCCTGCGCCGATGGCTTCGAAGGGGGCGTCGATGGGAAAGTCGAAGGGCTCGATCCACTCAACGCCTTGGAAGATCGGGATGCGGCTCTCGGCCACGATCAGCACCCGCCGGCCGTTGGCGGCGGCCAGCTCGACGTGGCGTTCGATCTCCCGGGTCCGGCCGACCGTGGCCGCCGTCCAGACCAGCGGGCCGATGTTGGTCAGCTGGTAGAGCGGGGCCAGCTTCATCGCTTGCCGCCACCAGATGGGGCGGATCAGCGTCTCGGTCGGGCTGGAGAGACGCGCGAGCGTCTCCAACTTCGGGCCGAGGGTGCCGTCGGGGTCGACGATGATCTTGACGAACGAGCCCGGCACCGGGTGGAAGACCTGAGCCAGCGGCTCGTCGATCCAACCCGGGGCTGGGGTAGCCGAGGACAGGTTGATCTCATGCTGGCACAGGGCATTGCGCGGCTTGATCATCGCTTCGAACGGAGCGCGCAGCTCCGGCGAGATCAGGTTCTGGAACCCGTTTTTCTGGAGTAGGAACGGGATGCCGCCGGCGGTGTGCAGACCGAAGCGGCTGACGATCATCCCGTGGCGACCGCGACTTCGCGGTTCAGCAGCTTGCCGAGCAGGCGGCGCTCATGCTGGCTGGTGGTCCCGGCCGCCGTCGGCGCGACGGTGAACATCAGGAACTGCTCGCGTTCCTCGGGGGTCCTCAGTGCGGCCAGATGCTGGCCGTAGCGCCAGTAGGTCTTGGCGGCGTCTTCAAGAGTTTTCACAGGGGCTGGTCCTTTACGCTCGGGTCACCGACACCAACGCGGGTGTCGTAAGGGTCTGGAAGTCCATCTTCAACACCTCGCTCAGCCGGTCGATCTGGCAGAGGGTGAAGTCGTGGGCACCGACCTCCATGTTTCGCACCACCACCCGGCTGGCGTTGATCAGCATGCCGAACTGGGTGGGGGTGTGGTCGTGTTCCGCCCGGTACCGGGCGATCTGGATGCCGATCCATGTGTGGCGCTTCGAAAGCGTCTTCTTGTCCACCATCAAGCGGGGATCGGCAGGCTTGGCAGTGCGGGGGCGTGGGCCGTTGAGGAGGGTGTCGGTTCGGATCAACTTGCTGATCGTCGAGTTGTCCCTGCCGGAGCGGGAGGCGATGGCCGCCACACTCTCCCCCTTATAGTACGCCTCCACCAGCTCCGCGTTGAGGGCGCGGATGTCGTCACGGCTTCCGGTCATTGAGGGGTCCTGAGTTGTCCAGTGGAAGATGACGCACCGGTTAGGGTGCGTCAATAGCCCGGGCCTAGTGATAGTGGTAGTTGATGTCGCGCGTCGACCAGCAAGCGTCGCAGGAGAGACACTTGTTGCCCTGCTGGCTGGCCGGGCAGTCGTGCCGGGCACCCGGGGCGCTGACCGTGGAGACCGGCAGGTCGAACGGACGCTGCTTGGGAGCGACGCCGATCTTGGGGCTCGAGGTGCGGACAACGAGGTTGGGCGGGAAGGACCCGCCGCCGGCCAGATAGGCGCGGACGACCGGCAGCTCGCGCGTCGGCAGCCAGTGCGAGATCTCGGGGGTGGCCCGGGCGATCTGCACGATCTTGTCCAACATCTCAACGTCCTGCAGGTCCCCGGCGTCGAACCAGCGGAAGCGGTTCTCCGGGACGCCGGGTCTCCGCTCGCGGCGCTGATGCTTGAGCAGGTGCTTCAGCACGATCACGAAAGCACCCACGAACCCCGGGTCACGCGCCGCGGCGAGGCGTCGCTCTTGGGCCGCGATGACGTTGTCGAAGCGGTAGTTGCCTTTGAGGGCGTAGCAGCCGGAGCAGACGGTGCCATCGACCTCGGCCAGTTTGGACCCGGTGATGCACTCGGTGGCCGATATGGACCATGACCACCACGGCATTTTGCTGGGCTTGCCAAGGCCGCCTACGGCTTGGAGGGCGTCGAGGTATTGCACGATTTCATCTCCTTCACTGCGCGCCGGATGAACTGGCGAACCCAGTCCTCCTGATGCACTTCACGTTTTTTGCTGGGACTGTTCGACAGGGTCGTCTGCCGGCGGGCCTCACCAAGCGTCACCTCCATGAGGACGTGCTTAGAGCCCGGGCGGAACGAGATGGAGGCCCCCAACTTGGAGGCCTCCGCCATCGCCGCCGCGACGACCTTACGCGCTACCAGCATCGGCCGGCTCGGCCGGGTAGGCGCTGTTGTCGGTCACCGTCCCGTTGATGCGGTACAGAGTGGTGTCGTCCGTGGCGAGCAGCTGGCCCTTGTACTTGCCATTGTACTCGTGGGCGGCCCGGAAGGGCATCAGGACGACGCGGCTCGACAGGCGCACCGTGCCCTCATCATCGGTCCAGCGCAGCCGGTTGTGGTCGGGGCCGTGGGCGATGATCTCGACGTCGCCCAGATCTTCAGCGAAGTCCTCGCCCTCCAGCACCCGGCGCTCGGCCGCCGTGTCACGGTTGATCGCCAGATCGGCGTCGAACTTGTTGGGGAACCGCTCCAGCAGCTTGTCGATGTTCTGGCGGTCGTTCTCATCCACGGACTGGCCGACGGCGTTCAGGCCGATGGCGCGGTACCAAGCGACGTCGCCCAGCTCCTCTTGGAAGTTGACGATGTCGAACGCCTCTCCGTTGAACAGGGTCTTCACGGCGGCTTCGAGCAGCTCACCGCCCTCGGTCGCGATGCCGAGGATCGAGTGCAGGATGTGACCGTCCAGCTCGCCGGCGAAGACGGTGCCAGTGGTGGCGTCGGCGATGGGCTTCAGGGCGGCCGGCAGCGGCTTGCCGTAGGCGTAGGCCTTCTTGATGACGTCGAGGGCGGCCAGCGCGTTGATGGCGTTCATCATCGAGGACATCAGCAGCCCCGGGGGGACGGCGGTGGCGTGGTAGCCGTCGGGGCAGGTGCGCTGAGCGAGGGCGGCGTAGTTGAAGTCGGTCATGGTTCTCTCATGAAGGTGGGCGAAAACGCGTAGTTCGAGATCGGCGAAGTCGAGGCCGATCAGCTCGTAGTCCCGGGTGGTCACGCGACGACCTCCGGCTCGGTCTCGGTGATGAGGATCATCTTCGCGCCGCAGGGGAGCAGGGCCTCGTCGGGCGAGTAGATCATCTCGCTAGGCCCAAGGCGGACCCTCATCCCGTACTTCGGCTTGCCCCTCTTGCCCTTCTGGATGCGGACGGCGGGCTCGCGCTCGCTCGGGGGTTTGTGGGCGTTCCGCTGGATGACGTTGCGGTTGACGTGGACTATCCAGTACCGGGATAGGTCGAGTTCTGAATGTGGCATAGTGGAAGCCTTCGAGAAGAGCGGCGAGATCGCGCTCGTTGAAAAGGGGTCGGCCGCACTGCTCGATGACGATGCGAACAGCTCCGGTCGTCGGCCACCAGTCGACCCAGAGATCACGCCCGTAGCAGACGCGGAAGTGGTAGGGGCTCAGCTGCTGGATGAGGTGGCCGTGCTTGGCCATGGAGACGACAGTCTCCATGGCCTCGGCGGGGGTACGGATGGGCTTAGCCATTGCGCACGATGAGCGTGACCCGCGACTGCCCGATACAGCCGCGGATCAGGAACCGGCCATTCTTGGACTTCTTCGTCCAGTAGACCTTCGTGCGGGGCTTAGCCAAAGACCAAGTCCTTCAGCACAATGCACTGCAGCAGGACGTCCGACGTGATGGCGTCGTCGGCCTCGGTCATCATGTCGTTGAAGTGACTGCTGAACTTGGTGGCCATCAGCTGGACGCCGGCCTCGACCTCGGTCGGGCCGATGATGGTGGTCTTCTGGTCGTCGCCATCCGGGTCGTCGTGGGTGACCTTGATGGAGTAGTTGCCGCTCTCGTAGAAGGCGGCCTCGGCGTAGAAGTTGGGCAGGTCCGGGCCGCTCTCGCGGATGAAGTCCTGACACCAGTAGGCGGAGCCGCCCTCGATTGCACCGCACATGACGTCGGCGATGCGCTGGAACGGGACTTCGGTTTGGACAGTGATTTTCATGACAGGAGCGCCTCCTTGGCGCGGGGAAACTCGTTCCCAAGGTTGACGTTTTCGGTGACGACCATCCAGTTCTGGCGTTCAGCCCACGCCCAGAGGCGCATGGCTTCCTGCTGCTCGACGGTCAGGGTGGACAGCTGCTCCGCGGTCCAGACCCGGAGGCGCTGGACGTCGGGGGCGGTGGTGGTGCGGGTTAGGGCTCGTCGGCGGTGGATGACCCAGACGATAGCCAGCGCGGCGAAGACGATGGCAGCGCCGAACGCGCCGCCGATGAGGATGTCCATGTCGATAGCCTATAAAGGTCAGGGGCTCAGCCGAAGCTAAGCCCCTGATTTTTAACGCGTTAAACCTTACAAGCCGGCGGCTTGCTCGGCGCGGGTCAGTCGATCGATCTGCGGCGGGGTGTGGTCGGTCAGACCCAGCTCAAACTCGATGCGGTCGAGGCGCTCGCTGAACGTCCCTTCGTTGCCGTAGATGAGACTGATCGCCAGCTGGTTCTCAATCGCAGACAGACGGCCCGAGAAGGTCTCGGTCGCGTCGTCGTCCATGGCGGCCACCTCGGCCTCCTCCGACGGGGCCACGTTGTGGATGTTCATGTCGACCGCAGCCTGCCACGCCGCGGCGCGGGTGGGGTAGCTGTCAATGACACGATCCGCGATGGTCAGACCCCACTGGTCGCCGTCGACTTCGCTCCAGACGACGCGATAACCGGCGTCGTAGGCCGCCAGAAACTCACTGGCGTCCTCACCTTCGGCGGCGAGGAAGACCAGCTGCAGGCGCTGGTAGTGCTCGACCCGGTCGAAGTCGAAGACCAGCTTGTCCTCGCCCTCGAAGAAGATGCCCTCGCGGGCGTCGTCCATCGAGATCTCGAACAGGGCCTCGTGCTTCTCGGTGCGGCCCTTGGAGCCGCCGCCGTCCTGCGGGAAGCTCACGACGTCGGCGGGGTCCTCGGCCATGATGAGGCAGCGGTAGCCGGACATGCTCTTCAGGTAGGTGTGGTTGCAGAAGTGCAGGCCGCGTGAGCAGGTGTTCTGGTGGTTCTCGTCGCACGCCTCGCGGGGCATGCGGATGACCCGGCCCGGCGTGTTGTCCATGGTCCGCGTGTGGGCGTCGAGGTAGGCCATGTTGACGTAGCGATAGGCGAGGAACCGCCCGTCCGGCAGGATGGGCAGGTCGGCCTTCTCGACCCAGTCGAACAACATCGAGATCGCATCCTTGGTGGGGTTGCGCATGACGCGGTCGAGGAACCGGGCGTAGGGTTCAGGGTCGCGGCCCTGATTGACCATCTTCAGCAGCCGCTCGACCAGACTGGTCTTGACCGGGCGGCCTTGGAAGGTGACGTGGCCGGCGAAGACCGCGACGTCGCCGTAGACGCCGAGGACTTTCGTGAGGCGGGTGGAGGCGTTGACGATCCCGTCCACGAGATCGAGATCGCCCGCCGAGATGGCGGCTTTCAGCTCGTCGTATCGGGGGTTGTCGGACGCGACCGTGAAGGGCTTGCCAGCCACGAACACGGTCACGCTGTCGGCGCTTGTGATGGAGATCACGGGGTTCATTGTCTTGTCCTTACAGGGTGGGTGGAGGTAGGCTACTACTCTTCGACCGTCTTGGCCAGCGTCCGGCGGATGCCGGCGAAGGCCATCAGGTCTTCGTGATCGAAGTGGCGCAGGATGGAATAGTCCTGCGACCGCTCCGACTTAACCAGCGTCCGCAGGAGCGGCGACCGGTCGTGGACCTTGTGGATCTCCTTGATCGCGGAGACCTTGAACTTCTTCACCTTGGGCAGCACGAGCTTGGCCCGGGTGGCGTAGTCCCGCAGGCGGCTGACCCGGGTGCGGATGGCCTGCCCCGGGTCGATCAGCGGAGCCACGCGCTCCGTGATCGACGGGAACAGTTCGGGGCGGCGTTGCGCGATGCTGAGCGCAGCCACGGCGACCGGGTCCTTGGAGAAGTCCGCCATGGTGGCCTGACGGGCCAGCTCGTTCAGGATCGCCTCGTCAGCGATCTCGTTGTCGTACCGCTCACGCAGATAGACGTCGAGACGGACATAGTCCTCGGTCGTGCCGTCCTTGCGGATCTGGTCCCGGGCCTTCTTGGTCAGGCCGAGCAACAGCGGCAGTTCCTGCAGACGCCACTCGCAGTTCATGATGCCCTGCGGGAAGCCGTCCTCCAGACCAGTGCCGGAGAGAGGCGCGTAGACGCCGCCTTCGGCCAGACCGGGCTGCTCTTCCCAGCAGTTCGCGTACCAGCGGGCGCTGTTGGTGTGGTGGTTCTGACCCAGCCGGATACCGGTCACGCGCAGCTCGGTCTTGCGACCGGTGCCGCTGCGCACTGCGGCAGCCATGGTGGGCAGGTCGGACAGGCGGACGACGTTGGTGTCGGCGTGCGCCCAGCCGACGAGCGCGGCCTGCAGGTCTTCGAAGGTCGCATAGGTCGGCGCGATGTCCTCGAACTCCCGCTTCAACGAGTTGTAGACGCCCGGCTCCTTGTCGAAGAGGTAGAAGCGGGCTGCGTTCAGACCGCGGTCATGGCAGGCCTGCTTGTAGCGCGAGGTCAGCCGGCGCTTGAAATCACCGTCTGCCTGCATGTCGTCGAAGATGAAGATCGACCGCTCGTTGAGGTCCTTGGCCTCCAGCGCCAGCTTCTCGGGCCGGGTGGTGTAGACGTCGAACGAAACGCCCTTATGGCCCTTGGCGTCGAGGCGCGTGGTCGAGGGGCGGCCGGCGATGTCGACTCGGTCGGTGATGCCCGGGAAGCCCTCGGTGGTCAGCTCCTTGCGCAGAACGCTCTTGTCGCCCTCCTTGCGCTCCTCGTAGGTCGTCGGCCACCGCTTGGCGATCATCGACCACGTCTTGTTTTCCTTCAGGCTGGCGATGTGCAGCACCTGCTCGAAGCGGTTCAGCTTCTGGATGAGGGCGAACTGCTCTTCGGCGTAGGCGTCAGCGATGGACCGGTACCGCTGGCGCAGGGTGGCCAGCGTCAGGTTGTCGTAGGACAGGCCCTCGCGGTTCGGCTGCAGGTCGAGCGAGCCGATGTCGAAGACCATGATGACGGTCTCAGGCAGAGCGACGTCGCCCTCTTCGAGGATCAGGGTCCAGTCCACCGGGTAGGCGATGGGACCCATCAGGACGTAGGGCTTCGGGGGCTTGGCCTTGCGGACCCAGTAGCCGTCGTGCTTCGAGACGTATTCGATGGCCGAGACCTCGATGCCGTGGGGGTTGAAGGAGCCCTCGGGGAAGTGCTGCAGCAGATCGATGGCGGTCTGCTCGAACGTCCACCAGTCGTTGTCCTTGATCGGGACACAGACCTTGATGCCGTCCGGCTCATCGGTGGCTTCCTCGCCGACGCGGGTCATCTGCGGGATGCCGTCGGACCCCCGGTAGGCGGCGTAGTTCCGCTTGACGCCGGCCTGTACCGACGAGACGGTGAAGGCGTCGGCATAGGCGAAGGGCGACTTGCAGCCCAGACCGAAGCCGCCGATGGCGTCGTTGCCCTGATCCTTGGTCGAGGCACCGAACGAGGTGTACATCATCATCACGTCGTCGTCGCTCATGCCCGGACCGTAGTCGCGAATGATGAGCATCGGCTCCATGTGGTTCGGCAGGCTGATGTCGAACGGCCGGGTCTGGCCGTTCATGCCGTGGGCGTCCAGCGCGTTGGCGCTGATCTCGCGGATCACGGCGCGCGGCTTGTCGGAGTAGAGCTTGTCGGCGAGGATGCTGAACATCTTCGCGTTGCCTTGGATGGTGAACGCCGCGGTCGGCAGCTCTTCGCTGACCGAGACGTCTCTTTTGAAAGCGTCGGAACGCATGGTCGTATCCTTCTGATTTTTAACAGTTAAAGTTGGGTGACTTCGTCCAGCTCAGCCGAGATGTCGTCGCGCTTCAGGTAGTTGCCGTCGGACAGCTCCCACTTGGCGCTGTTGCGGTGCTGCTCATCGGTGGCGAGCTCGACAGCGGCCTCCGGGCTGTCGGCTTCCACAACGACATCCGCCCACGCGGTGGCGTCGCAGACCAGCCTCACGCTATACCTCGGCATAGGTCGCGATCTCCTGCAGGTCGAGGCCCTCGGACCACCACTCGCCGGCCGGCCCGCCGCGGCACTCGATGTGAACCGCGCCGTTGGCCCCGACGTGCAGGGTCTCCAGCAGGCTCTGGCTCAGATCGACGTTGCGGTGGTCGGAGAACTCGATGTCCTCGAAGCGGCCGGCCGCCCACTCAGAGCGGGTTTCGACTGAGACGAAGCCATCGGAGGGGATGGTCTCGGGCCACGCGTGGCGGACGTAGGTCGGCATCTCGATGCAGGCCTCGCTGAGGCCGTTCGCGACGCAGATTTCCCGCAGCTGGAACAGCCGCTCCTTCGGGATGAAGAAGACGATCAGCTCGTCCTCTTCGTTCTCCTGACACATTCTGGCGTAGATTTTCACGAGATCATCTCCTGAAGGGCCTTGATCAGCGTCGGGATGTGCGACTTGGGCACTTCCAGCTGAGCGGCGGTGGTGGACAGCGCGAGGCTGTTGATGGGCATGAGGACGACCGAGGGTGTCTCACCCTGAGCCGGGTAGAGGGCAATCCCGCACTGGGAGCCGGAGCGGTTCCGGCCCCAGTAGGCGAGGCCCAGTTTCTTGGACCACGGGATCTGGATGAACTGCCTAGCCATCGGCCTTGACCTCGGTGACGGCGTAGTGCGGCTTGATGCTCCCGTTCAGGAACTTGCCGACGCTCTCGGCGGCGAGCAGCTGGCCGAACATGACGGCGGGGACGCCGGTGTAGTCGTAGGTCCGGCCGTTCTTGAACAGCACGCGCAGGGTCTTGGTGTCGGTGTCGTAGCCGACGCGGTCGAGGTTCGAGCTCTCGACGGGGATCAGTTCCATGGGTCTTCTCCGAGGTTCAGGTCTGAGGGGGTGGGCAGGTCACGCGGGGCTGTCTGGTCGAAGAAGTACAGCAGCGCGATCAGGTCGGAACGATCAACCTCCTTGGCGTTGGCCAGCAGGTTGATCGTGTAGTCGATGCAGGCTTCTTGATGGCCCGGCGAGACGGGCGTTCCGTCATTCTTCGGAAAGCTCACGAACGGCACGCCGTTGTCGCCCGCTGAGATATAGGACCCCCACTGGGAGGCAATCTCGTAGGCTCTCTCGGGGGTAATCATTGTCGAAGTCCTTGTGGAGCGTGCTCGCGTTGGTCGGCACGGGGTACGGGTTACTGGGCCGGGGTTTGCGCTGCACTGGTCAGGGCCTCCACCGCTCGCTTGTACTTGTCCTGAGCGGCCTCGAGTTCGAGGCCGGCTTGGTCAGCGGCAGCACGCAGCCTGTCGAGTTCAGTCAGGCCGTAGGCGACCTGCTGTTGGTCGTCGCCGGGTTCGCCTTCCCAGCTGATCCACCCCTTGGTGGCGTACTGTTCGGCGATGGCCTTGAGGAAGCCCTCGAACTGGTCGACGAAGTCGTAGGAGCCGTCGCTGAAGTCGACGGTGTAGCCCAGCTGGCCGCCCTCGATCACGAGGCGCACCTGATTGTCGAAGTCGTTGTACTCGTGGGTGACGTCGGTCAGGTCTTCGTCGTCGTCCCACGGGCACCCATTCTCCCAGTAGAGGTTGAGCACCTCGCGGATGGTGGTGTCCGGCTTCAGGTCGACGATGCCGTTGAAGTAGATCGGTCCGCTCATTGGATTTTACCCGTTAAAATCTGGAGGGGTGGGCCGGCCCCGAAGGACCGGCCCGGGCTCAGGTCAGACGCTGGTCGGAGCGATGACGTCGCGAACGATCTGCTGGTGGCGGCGCGAGCCGGCGAAGGCCTTGTCCACGAGGAACGCGACCAACGCGGTCGGGTCGGCGAACGGGCTGTCGTCCGTCAGGCCCAGCGAGTTGCTGGTGGTGTCGACGAAGAAGCCCTCGCCGCGGTTGAGCTCGTCGTCGGTCCCGGTGACGAGTTCGACATCGACGACATCGATCAGGCTGTAGCCGCGGGGGCAGCGCGCCTTCTCGCCCAGCTTGCGGGCTTCCGCCGGGGAGCGGGCCGACACGGTGACGGCGTCGCCGAGGTAGCGGGCGATGTCCCGTTCGACGCGGTAGGTCTGGATCGGCGGGGCCGCCTTGTAGACGTGGTCGTACATCGAGAAGGTGAAGGCGTCACCGATCTGCAGACGATAGGCGACCTTGCCCTCGAAGAGCTCGACGGAGACGACGGTCCCGTAGGAGCCCTGCACGGCCAGCTTGGACAGGCGGTCGGTGGCATCGGCAGCCTCGCGGGCCGTGATGTCAGCCCGGCTGAAGAGGAACAGCTCGCTGGTGATTTCCACCTCGTCGCCGATCTTGAAGACGGCCGAGGCGAGCAGGACTTCCGAGGCGAGAGCCGTGGCCTCGTCACGGGTGATGTCCTCGACCTGCCCCGCGATCCAGAGCTGGATGACGCCGGCCTCGGTCAGCCACAGGCCGAGGGGTTCGCGGGTCTGGGGAGCCCAGATGTTCTTGTCCGACTTGAAGGCCGGGGTGTCCAGCTCCGGGGAAACCAGAGCTTTGGCGAACTGGCGGCCGACCTCGGCGGTGAGGCTGATCGGACCGGGCAGCGCCGGGTGGGAGACGTCGAAACCGTTGTCCGACGGGGTGAGCGTGACGTTCATAGGCTTGGTCTTTCCTAGCGGTAGGGGATGATGAGAGTTGCCTGATTGATGACCATGGTCGCGCGGACCCAAGTCGTCAGGCGGTGGATGACGTGCTCGGGCACGACGGGTTCAGTCACGATTGCAGGTCCGAGCATCATGCCCAGTGGCTCGAAGAACCACGGGTTGATGCCCGGCTGCATAATCGACATCGGGTCCGAGTGAACGATGCCGAGGCCCTGAATGGCGACGCCATTGGCAGGGAGTTCGAGGGGCTCGTCGATCAGGGAGATCGAACGGTTGCGAGGGTCGATGTGATAGGCCGGCGTCACAGCTCGGCCCGCCGGGCCACGGCCACCGCGATGATGCGGTCGAGGGACCGCGTGTCGGTGACGTCAGCGATGGCCGCCTGCGCCGTCATCGAGGCCTCGCAGTTGACCACGATCTGGGCGACACGAGGCGAGCGGTGGCAGGCAGGGCAGTCGGTCGGGTTGGCGGCCGGCTGGCTGGTGACCGGGGTGAGACCATCCTCGGGTTCGGTCCGCCTGTGGCTTTCTTCATCCCGAGAGCCGGTGGTCTCTTCACCGTCCGGCGAGACGGTGGGCTCCCCGCGCCCAATCCAGTTTTCGTTCAACCACCGGAGCAGGCCCGGCTTGTCGGTCGGGACGTCCACGGCGACGAACGGGCCGGCGTCCTTGGCGTCCTTCTGGGTTCCGGTCCATGCCCGGCCGTTGGAGAGGTAGAGGTTCACGTCCGTGCTCCTAGTGCGGTGGCGATGATGGATTGTTGGGTCAGCTCCGTCATCTGCCCGAAGCCGGGGACGGTCTCGATCATGCGCTGACGGACCTGTTCCTGCCTCTGCTCGAAGGCTCGACGGCGCTGTTCGGCGGCGTGCTGCGCGAGGGTCTCGACGTGTTGGGTCTTGCGGCTCACGGCCTCCGCGGCAGCCGAAGTCTCGATGGCCTGCCAGATGCTGTCATGCCTGTCGAGATAGTCAGCGGGGAACTTGACCGTCAGCTCCTCCCGACCATCATAGGTCGACCACCAGTAGGAGACCCAGATGCTGCCATCGTAGATCTCGAAGTCATCGGCAACGCCGGGCTCCGGCTCCTTCCACCGGCTGACGGGGGTGATCGAGTTCTCCCAGACGATCTTCCGCTGTGCGTGGCAGTAGCGGGCGATCTCGTCGAGGCGCTTCATGATCGCGTCCCGGGCACTCATGTGGGCGACGAGGCCGGCGAGGGTGATGGTCATTGGAGTTTACCCGTTAAAATCTGGTGCCCCGGGCCGAAGCCCGGGGCGGTTGATGGATCAGTCGTCGCCCAGCGCGGCCAGCTGCTTCTGCAGGTCGGCGATGGAGGTCTCGGACAGGGCCTCGTCCTGCTTGCGGGCGAGGGCCGACTTCAGGGTGTCACGCAGGGCGGCGCGCTCGATGCGCTTCTTGCTGTCGGCGGCGTCGGCCTGCTTGTCGGCGATCACTTCGATGACGAGGTCGAGGGCGTCCTGCAGCTGACCACGGCGGGGGTCCGGCGTGGTCTGGATGAAGCTGTCCTCGGTCACGGACTTCAGGTCCGTGTTGATGCCCCGGGCGATGGCGTCGAGGTCGGTCAGCTTCAGGTCGTAGAGCTGCTCGGCGGTCAGCGGGCCGCGGGTGGAGTTGAAGCGCGTCTTGCGACGGGCGGCGAGTTTGAAGAGGTTCTTGTCGGTCATGGTGTCTCTCAGAACTGGATTTCGTAGGCGCGACCATCCGCGACTACGGTGAGGGTGTTCCTCTGGGTGGAAGAGAAGCCCAGCCCGGAGAGCTGGTCTTCGGCGAACGGAGCCTTGGTCTTGGATCCGAGCACCTCGAACACCTTGCGGTGCTCATTCAGGTCCGGCCGCAGATACTCGTTGTAGATGCCGCGGACGGGGTCCGGGTTCTTGCACCCACGCAGGATGAAGAACCAGTGCTTGTTGCCGACGGTCTGCCCGTTCCAGAAGTTGGGGCTGAGCATCAGCGTTTCGACGGGGACCAGCTGCTCGGTGCTGACGCCCCACTTTTCGGCCGAGAAGCCACCGCCGGTCAGGTCCGTGTGCAGGACCATGTCGACGAACTGGCCACCCTGCAGGGTGATCGAGATTGCCTTGACCGTGCCGACGACCATCGGGGCGTAGCTGTACTGCATAATCTGCGCGCCGATCTGGATTTCCAGCGTGAAGCCGACGTCGTGCGAGTTGCGTCGGCTGTACTGGTGGACATCGAAGCGATAGGTCCCATCCTCGACCGAAGTGAAGGCCATGTTCTCGACGGGGTCACGCCGGTTGGTCACGCTCGGGCCGTTCGCATCGACATCAAGGATGCCTTGCTTCGAGCCGAAGTAGACGTGCCGACCCCCCGGTGTGTAGCAGTGCAGGTCCAGATCGTCGGTGTTGAACCACGCGAGGCTGACGCGGAACTTGGCGTCCACGTTGCCGCCGGCGGCCTTGACCCGCTGCTTGATGCTGTCGGCGACGTCACCGTCATAGGACCAGCTGAAGTCGTTGTTCCAGCTGAACAGCCGGCCCTCGGTCGTGTCGACCGGGGCGGTCAGGCTCATGAAGTTGGGGCCGTGGCGGTTCTCGACCAGCGCGCTGATTGAGGTGTAGCTCTTGGTGAAGAAGTCCTCGGCCGAGATCGGTTGGGGGTTCTTGACCGAGGCCACGGGGCGCGAGGCTGAGGCCATCAGGGTGTCAGCGAGGCTATCCCGCATCTGGCTGGCCGAGGCGTTGTCGACGAACAGAACGTCGTTGATCGACAGGTCCTCGATCCGTGCATGGCGGCGCTCGACCGAGCCTCGCAGACCCAGCTCGTCGATCTTGGTCACGGCGGCCTCGATCATCTTGGGCGTCACGAGGGCGGTCGGGCGCTTGTAGTTGGTGCCCGAGACCATGTTCTCGTACTTGCCGACGGCCTTCTCCAGCTCTTCGCCAGCCGACAGCTCGAGCAGGAGCGTGCCGATGGCTGTGTTGCGGAAGCGGGCCGAGCGGTCGTCGAGGTTCTGCCAGATCAGCAGTTCGTCGCCGGTCCACTGAGCGCGGAGGGCGCGGAAGCCCTTAATCGCCGGCAGGAACTCGGTGCCGCGGAGCAGGTTGTTGGCCTCGGCCAGATCGATCACGGTGTCGAGAGCGTCGAGAGTGATCTCGTTCAGGCCGCGGCGCAGGACGTGGGCGGTGGTGTTGATGTCACCAGCGGCCTTGTCAGGCGTCAGGCTGAAGTTCTTGTCCGGCACCCGGGCCGCGAAGTGGTGCCATGTGTGGGCACGATCCCCCATCATTTCGACGGAGGTCTCTTGGCTGTACTGGCGCTCCTTGGTGCGCCACACGCCCCGGATCGGGGCCTGCCGGACGCGCTCGGCGAGGACGCGGCCGACGACGTCGTAGGGAGCTGGCGCGGAGGCGTAGTCGTCCCAGACGGTCACGACCCGGCCGTCGATGATGGCGACGACATTGCCGATGTTGCGGATGAAGTTCTTGCAGCACGAGCAGTCGTGCTCGGTCCGCTCGCGGAAGATCGGGTTGGTGCCCTCGGGGAAGGCCGACAGGTAGACCTCGAAGAGGTCCGAGGTGTCGACCTTGAACAGCTCGACGCCGGCCATTCGGCCGAACGTCGCATGGACGATTTTGGAGAAGTCTGAGAACATGAGATTTTAACCTGTTAAAACAGTGGGTTGATGTGGATAGCTCAGAGGGCCTCGAAGACTTCGCGCACCTGCTCCAGAGCAGTGTGCATGCGGGTGATGTAGGTGGCGCGGTCGGTGCCGCCGTCTGGGGCCAGCTCGTTCCAGAGGAACAGGAACAGGCCGTCGCCGCAGTTCTCGACGTCGCCCTCCTCGATGGCCTCGGGGTCGAAGCCGAGGAGGCTGGTGTCGTAGGTGTCGAGCAGGACTTGTTGCTCAGGGCTGGGGGTGATCTGGGCCATAGGTCCACCTTTCATTGATGATGCGGGCGGCCTCGGTCCATGTCGCGCGGACCGGGCGCTCGTCGAGTTCACGGGCGACCTGCATGACGAGGTCGTTGTGGAGTTTGGCCGCGAAGCGTTGCCCCGAGTTCCAGAGGAAGCGGGGTGCCCACATTGGGTAGCGGATCGACCGGCGGAAGTGCCGCTTCATGGACTTGAAGGCGGCCTTGCGCTCGGCGTCCTTCGCCCACTTTCGGTTCCAGAACTTCAGGTGCAGTTGCTGTAGGGCCGCGGACGGGTTGGAGCCTGTGCCGTGGTGGCCGTTGCAGGTCGCGGTATAGCCACGCTCTGGGTTGCCGACGATGAGGTAGACGTTGGCGTCGTCAGACATCGGCCTTGCTCCAATCCACCTCGCCCGTCTCGATCAGGTGATCGAGGACCCGGGCGGCCTGCTCGGCGGTGGCCACATAGGGGCCGGGGGCTTCGGGGTCCTCGGGCATATCCGGGTAGAACAGCCGGCCGGCGACACCGCCGATGATCAAGTCACCGACATTGAACTGGATCCCAAGGAACTCGGCGGCGATGTGCTCGATCCGTCCGCCCTCCCGGCCGTGGTAACCGGCGGCGTAGGCCGCCCAGCCTGCGATGCAGGCCACGGTGCCGCAAGGGTGGGCCAGTCCGCCGAGGGTGGCTTCGGCGTCGTCGTTAGGGTCACCCCCGACGAGCGTTCCCATGTCGAACTGAGTGGGGTGCGCGAGGATCATATCGCGGACGAGGCGGATGTTGTCGTTATTCTGCATCGGGGATGACCCTGTAGAGGGTCCGCTCACCGTCGCGGTCAGCGGCGATGCTGGCTTTACCCGTTAAAATCGCGGCGACGCCGCTGATGATCTGCTCGAAGAGCGCCTCGCGGGCGTCCTCCTTGGCCCGTCGGGCGGCCTGCTGTTGTTCGTAGTCGCGCATCTTGGGTGTCCTTTTCCATTGACGCTTGCGGTTCGCGCCCGGTCTCACGGGTGCAGGTTGAGGATGGCCTCGCGGATGTTGTGCCGCAGGCTGTTGATCTTGATGTCGAGCGGGTAGTGCTTCATCAGCACCGCGGTCGTGGCATAGGCCGACCACAGCGCGGCCATCTCGACCTCGACGTCCTCGCCGCTGTCGAATGTGGACCGGCGGCCGAGCGGGCGAAGCGAGTGGACTTCCCCCGTCTCGTCGACAGCGAAGATGATGGACCGGACGTCGGGGTCAGCCTCGAAGCCGGCCACGGTGAACCGCTTGCGCTGCTCGAAGTCGACCACGTCGTCGCCGACGTAGAAGTCGGGCGGGCAGAAGCCCGCCAGATGTTCGACGCGGGACCGGTCGAGTGGGAGAGTGCAACCCTCTAGCAGGACCGCGGTGGGGGTGGTGCTCTCGACCCGCCAGACGCTGTTGTCCTCCAACAGCACGACCCACTGGCCCGGGGTGATGAGGGCGGTCACCAGTCGATGTCCGATGACAGCAGCTCGCGCTGCTGGGGACGGCACTGGCCGGAGACCTCGCCGATCAGCTGGGCTTCGGGTCGCGTGACGAAGCGGTCGAAGCTGGTCCAGAAGCCGTAGGTGTCGGACGGGTCCGCGGCGTAGGCGTCAGCCCGGCCGAGGCTGGCGCGCAGCTCCCAGTGGGCTTTGAACCCACGGTGGGTGACGCCCTCGTGGTCGATCAGGGCGCAGCTGACGAGGCGCTCGACGGACGGGGACGGCGGTGGGCTGGCGAGGACGACAACGCGTCCCTTGCGCTCCTGATAGCGCCGCTGCTGGCGGGAGATGCTCATGCCGCCAGCCTCGGCTTGATCTCGACCACGATCTCGTAGGTCTCGCTCACGGTCCAGATCTGGAACGCGCGCTGGCCACCGGTGCGTAGCTGTTGCTCGCCGACGGCCATGGCCTCAGCGTGGTCGGGATACTCGACCGGGCCACCGCCCGGCTGGGCGATAGGGAAGAAGCGTTCCGGCCCCTCCTTGGGGCAGGTCGCGACGATGTATCGGGGCTCATTCATGACATTTTACCCGTTAAAATGGTGTGGGTGAGCCACACCATGATGATGATGGCGCAGATGTAGAAGACACCCTTGGTCAGCGACCAAAGGGTCTCACCCCACGCTTCGAAGGGACGGATGATGTAGCATCCGCAGTTGATCTCGCACCTCCAGATCCTCACCCCCAGTTCTCCGCGATGGACCGAACGCGGCGCGGCCACTTGGGCATGACCCGGGTGGGGTCGACCAGCAGGCTGTCGATGGCGGTCAGGACCTCATCCTTGGTGATGTGGTTCTGGGCGATCAGCGGCGTCGGGGCGAGGCCGAGGCTCAGGTTGTTGCCCTGTTCCTCGTCCAAGCCGAGGGCGGCGTAGATGGTGTGAAAGGGTGCGCCGACCAGCTCGGGCTTCAGGCTCTGAGCCCAGCCGATGATGCAGCCCGGCGTGCCGCAGTGCGGCATACCGGTCTCGCTCATATCCAGCAGGCGTTCAGGGGCCTCGGCGATACGGTCGCGGACCAGTTTCAGGTTGGGGTTCATGGCTCAGTCCTCGATGGTGAACATGACCTCGTCGATGAGAGGTCGTTGTTGAAGGGTGTCCCAGAAGTGGTTGATCTTCGTGGCTTCGGAGGTGAGGCGGCTGACCGGGACGATCAGGCATTTGTCGCTCTGCAGCCGGCAGCTGTCGCCGAGCCAGTGCCGCTGGTGGGCAGGGACAAGACGGGCGGCGAGGTGGGGGACGCTCATTGGGGTCTCCTTATGAGCCACGGCCGGCCGAGGCCGCACTCCTCGTCCCATGGGGTGGGTTGGAGGACGAAGCCGAAGCGGCTGTAGAAGTCGATGAGGCGGGTGGCGTCGCAACCATCGGCCTTGACGCCCGCGAAAACCTCGAGCCCGACCTGATGCTGGTCGGCCAGCTCGGTGATCGCGGTCATCGCCCGGGTGCCGTGGCCCTCGGACTGGGTGCGGGCGCTGAACCCCGAGATGTCGACCAGCTCGTTGCTGTCGTAGTCCTCGTCGTTGAAGTCGACCGCCATGTGGGGGTGGGCAGTGATGAGGAGCGCGTCGGCCTCGATGGTGAAGGGGAGGCGCACGGTCACCGCAGTATCCTCCAGTCAACGGTTTGGGTCTCGATCAGATGACGGATGACCCGGGCGGCCTGATCAGGCTTTACGTCGGTCATCCGCCAGCCTTCGGGCAGGACGTCAGGCTCGTCGGTGTCCTCCTCGTCCTCGACGACGCTGTCGTATTCCCGGGGCACGAACAGCCACTCGTTCAGGGGGTGGGTGAGGCCCAGCAGTTCCGCGGCTCTGTGTTGGACTGCGGGTATGGTGACCGCCGTGTCCGGGGCGAAGAGCACGAGCGTCTCGCCGGCGATGCAGGCGCAGGTCTGGCAGCCCGGGGTGATCGGGGTGTCCCATTTGACGAACAGTGGGATGCCCGGCTCGGTGCTGAACCAGTTCGACAGGTCGAACTTCTCGTCGGGCACGCCGTCGAGGTGGTCGGCCAGCTCGGTGAGGCGCGGGATGTTCAGAGACATGATTTTAACCCGTTAAAGTTTAATGGGATTGTGGCGCGAACTTGGTCGGCCGAGCCTCGTAGGAGGTGGTGATGAACGCGTCGAGGCTGCGCTGGAGTTCGAGCGTTTGGACTGGGTCCAGCTGCAGCTCGGTGGTGAGGTAGTCGAGGTAGACGGCCAGCTGGTCGATGTGGCCGGCGTAGGCCCCGTGGTGGTGCTCGTCCTCGGCCGTGGTGAAGTTGCACATGATGTGACCGTCGCTGGTCACGGTGGCCCGGCCCGAGAAGCCCACTGGTGGGCGGCGGGGTGGCAGGTCGAGCGCGGCGAGGACCAGTGCGTGCGTCTGGCTGATGGGCGGACCCCAGAAGACGCGGGTGTCGAGGTCGGCGGCGAGAAGGGTCTCGACGTCGCCCGGGTTGGTGGGGGCTGGTTTGGTCACGTCCGCAGCCTGTCGCGCATTTCGTCGGTGACGGTGTTGTTGGCCATGGCCGTCGCAAACTCGACGAACCGGGTTTCTTCGGCGGTGCCCGGGCGGGGCGTGAGCGTGCGGCTGATGCGCTGGGTGCTCCACATATCGTGCAGCTGCTGAAGCAGCTGGAGATCGTTCATCGCCTCGATACTCGTGGTCTGGAACAGGCCAGCGAGGATGAGACCGGAGATCCTGTAGTCGCGGACGCCCGGTCGGCGCTCGGCCAGCTGGGCTTGCTCGGCGGTCATACCGGCCCCGATAGCGCAGCGGGCGTTGGGGTAGTTGGTGTCATCGGTGATGTAGAAGGCGCTCGCGGACCCGTAGTCGCCGCCGAAGTTGGTCTGGGCGCACAGGGTGCCGGCGTAGTAGGCCTCAAGGCTGGCCGCGGCGACTTTCTGGGGGTCGAGGATGGGTGGGGTCACAGGCTTGGTCCTTGTGAGGGTGGGTGGCCCGGGCTGGGGGAGCCCGGGCCGGTGGTGGTTGAGTGCCGGGCTTTAGTCCGGCGGGGGCATGGTGTGCTCCTTTCGCTGGAGGGCGTAGTGCCTTCAGGCCGAGGCCCGGCTGATCGCGGCGTCGAACGCAGCCATGACCTCGTCATGGGTGCGGGTCCGGTTGTCGTTCCACTGGCCCAGCTGGCTGATGCCAGTCTGGGACCTGTCGATGGCCGCCTCGTTCATAGCGCGGACGGCGAGATCGCGGGTCGGGCCGCTGTAGACGCCGAGGTCGCGGCAGGCTCGCGTGATCGCGAGGCCGGCGCAGAAGCAGTCAGCGTTGCCCACTTCGGCTGGGGCGTAGCGCCCGTCGGGGAGCAGGGTGGAGACGATGCACGCCTCGTAGGCTGGGTCGATGGCGCGTTTCTCGGAGAGGTCGCCCCCGATCCAGTGTCGCGGGTCGCGGATCAGGTCTTGGGCTTTTCGGAGAATGTTACAGCTCGACGGTTCTTGCTTCACGGATTAGCTCCTCAGTGTAGGCGTGTTGGAAGCGCGCGGCGAGATCCGCGTCGCTCAGGTCAGGGTCGCTGTTCAGGGCCAGTCTCACGTCCATGGCGCACTCCATGAGGCGCTCTTGGGGTGGCTTGTTCTTCTCACGCTCCGCGTCTTCGAGGACGTGCTGCATGAACGCCCAGTCGGGCAGGGGGACGGTCGGCTCGCCCGACCGGTTCCGCCGGTCGGCAATCCGGTAGTGATGGGGGTTGATACACCCGTCGCGCTTGCACACCGACTGCAACTGTTGCGTGCTGGTCAGCTGTGTCGGCATCGTATCGTTCAGGCACGCGCGAGGGGTTCGGCACATCGTGCCGCCGTAGCTGATCAGCTCGGGGCCATCCCAACAGGGCGAGGCCCGGTCCGGCCAGCTGTGCTCGTCCAGCTGGCCCTCTCGGCCCAGCCTCTTGAGCACCGACTGTGGTCGGCGGCCCCGCTTTTTAACGGGTAAAGTTTCGTCGGTCACAGGCTCAGGCTTTCCAGTGGAAGTCATAACTGTTGCGCACTATCGCGCTGCTAGCCAGACTGGCGTCTCGCCGCCTCGTTTTAAGGGTGGCCCAGCTCGTTCTGGCGCAGGCTAGGCTATTTGGCATAACAGCGACGACCCGCCAAACCATATTCTATTCTTTCTTTCTTTCTCTAGGATAAAAAATGAAAGAAGATAATGGTTTGGCTTTTTTTTCTGTTATGCCAAATACCTAAGCCCTTGATCCCAAAAGCCTTTTCCTGACCTCCGCGACCGAAACGCTAGCACTGGCCAAGGGCGACCGCCCCGGACCCACCACGCGAGCCGGCTTGTGCAGCTCCAGAACGACGTCCCGCGCATCGTAACCGCTGGCCTGACACAGGCGCTCGACCTCGTCCCACGCCTCCTCAGTGGTGTGAGCGGTCACGAACCAGAACCGCTGCCCGCGCGCCTTGACCTCGTATCGCGTGCCAGCACCGCGTGCCGGGACCGGGGTCACGGCCGGGGCGCGCGGGCCGGTGATGGGCGGCAGGGGCTTCTTGACCCAGACCAACGCCACAGGGTCGTAATCCATGTCGGCCGTGCCGTGCGTCTGGTACGCGGCCTCGGGCAGGCCCAGACTGTGCGGGGCCGTAGTCGCGAGCCGCGGGACTGGGCCGCGGTCCCGGGTGGCGACCTTTTCGAGGCCGAACCGGCTGTCAACTTTTAACATGTTAAAAACTCGCGATCAGGCAAATCGTGGCGGCAGAAAGGAAGGCTGTGGCGTAGCCGACAACCCAGTTGATCTCGACCCAGACGTTCCGCGCCTCGCGACGCGTGCGGCAGGCTTTCAACTCGCGACCCAGCTGCGCGAGGCACAGGCTGGCGATGACGATGGTCATGGTCCCGACGAAAAATCCGCCGTAGCGCAGGCTCAGTATTCCCAAATCCAGCATTTTCAGGCTCCACTTTAACGCGTTAAAAAGAAAGGGGATTTGGTCGTCCGCGCGAGGCGCGCGTAAGGCACGCGCGCGGACGCGGACGACCAAATCCCCCCCGCCGTGAGGCGAGGGGGTTGGGAGGGGGTCGAGTTTAACCGTTAAACTGCGACCGCCATGGGGACGTCACCGGTGAGGGCGATGCCGGCGCTGTCAAACACGCGCTGGAGGGCGTTCAGGGCGTCCTCCGCGACTTGCGCGTCAACGTTCGTCAGCATCTCGCGGAGGTTCGCGATAGCCTTGAGGGCGTCGGTTTGAGCCGCGAGCACCGGGTCAAACCCGGCGTTCAGGGGGGCGTCACCCTCCGCCTGTTCGTCCTCGCCCTCTTCGCGGACGTTGTCCGCCTTCGCCTCCGCCCCCGCCGTGGTCGCGGCCTTTTCGGCCGCCTTCTGTTCATCGATCCACTTTCGCGGATTGATCCCTTTGGCGTATTCGGTCACGGCCGCCTGAAAGGCTTCCGGTTCCATAGCCTCCGGCGAGGGGATAGCGGCCCGCGCGGCGGCCATATTCCCCGCGTCCTTGAAAAAGGTATTGGCGCGGGACTTGTGCACGGCGGCGACGCCCCCGGACTTGGATTGCGGGACCTTGTCGCCGACAAGGGCGGAGATTGCCTTCAGGGAAAGCGTCGGGTCCGCCGCGATGAACGCGACAAACAGGGCGGTCATGGTGGAGGCGACTTTGCCCGTCGCCTTTTCGGCTTTGGATGCGGCGTCGCGGGCATTGTGCACAGCGGCGGCGGTATGCGTGGAAACGTTGAACATGGTGTAAGCCTTTCGGGCTAGAAGGTTAAAAGTTTAACGGTTAAAGTTTCGAAGCAATCGCAAGACATAATGGGGGCTTGTGCGCACGGTACAGGCCCGTGACCTGTCGCGCGCGGGGCGCGACACCCTCTTCCCTCTTGTTCTTGTCTCCTTCTCTTCATCCGATAACTAAGAATAACCTATACCACCAGTGAAAGGGGGTGGAGAATGAAGGAGTACACCCTCTCTCTCTAGTGGTGGCGGGGGGTTGATACTGAGCATCACAGAAACGCTCCCGGAAAAAATCTGCGAATAATGTGCTATCACACCCCGAAAACATAAAGAAAAAGCCCCGATCCTTGCGGATCGGGGCTCCATTAGCGTCTATTAGTAGGCATTACCGTTAGGTTTCGAACGTATACTTCTCAGTTTCGGCGAGAAGCCGCCCCGTTACACGATCCCGGATCTCGTACCCCGCAATCATGACCCTCGTCCGCAGACCCCGCTCGAAGAAGTCGATCTGCTTCGGCTCGACGGTGACGCACGCCGTCGGCCAGCTCCCCTCCTTGCAGGTGAGCATCGGCACCGCCCGCGTGGCCTCCGCAAACGTCTCCATCGCGCGAGCCGCGAACCCCAAACCATCAGGGATCGCTGCCACGCTGGCCTTAACCCCGCCGGCGCGTCGGCCCTCACAGGCCCGCGCAGCCGCCACAGGATCATCGACGCCCATCCGCCGCCAGTAGTCGACCCATGGCCGCGCCTCGTCACCCGCGATCCGGGCCGCGGTCCCTTCACTGGTGACGAGGCTGGCGTACCTGTCGGCCGAAACCAACGTCGGCTGGGTCTTCACGCTCACCAGCGGTGGCCCGAAGATCACCGTCTGGATGATGTCCCAGATCTTGTTCATGCCTCCAGCTCCGTGACGCGCAGCGCCTCGACGCGGGTGTTCGACCCAAAGGCCGTCGCCTCATCCGAGGTGTCGAACCGCGTGGCGCGGTCCTCGTCATCGGACCATTCGTGCTCCATGCCCTGCTGGGCATCCAGCAGCACCAGATACAGCGGGACCTCAATCGGACCCTTCTCAACAACGTACTTCATGCTTGTTCCTCTGCTTCAGTGACTTCGAGCACCATCGCCCAGAGCCATCCCCATTCATCCATGTCGAACTCTACGTCCCCGTCGATCTCACAGGAGTGAGGTTGACGTACCAAGCCTCGTCTCCCGCCGGGGTAACCACGATCTCCGACCGGAAGCCGATCTCGTTCTGCAACTCCTGCATGATGAGCCTGAAGCGCATCAACTGCACAGGCATGGCATTGGTTTGAAGCCTGCAGAACGCGTAGTACAGACCGTACAGCACTCTCTCGGAGGTGCGGAGCGAGCAATCCACGTTGTCCGACGGCGCGTGGACCTGAACCCCGCCGGACATCAGGAAAAAACGCACGCTGTTGTTCTGCGAGGCCACATCGGAGATCAGGGCCTCATGCGACTTCGGCAGCGTGAAGTCCTGATTGCGCATCAGATCCTCGATGGCCGGGACCGCCCACGCGGCAATCGCCTCGCGCTCCTCGGCGAGGATCATCTGGGCCAGCCCGATGATCTTCTGACCGTCGGCCACCTGATTGGTGAAGTGCAGGAACAGCCAGCGCCGGTTGAAGCCGGCCGAGGTGTCCCTCGTCCGCGGCAGGTGGTTCGAGGCGAACCAGTGGGCGCAGAGCGGCCGGAAGCGGAAGATCTGCCCGCCCTTCATCTGGCCGTTCAGTTCCTCGCCCTCGACGATGGACTTGAACCGGTCGCCCGAGATCAGCTCCTTCTCCGACAGCTCGCCGCAGAAGTTCAGCAGCTTGCCGTGCATCTGGGTCGGGAGGAACTTGTCGGCCCAGTCATGGGGCGGCACCGAGCAGAGGGCCTCGTCGGGCATCATACCCTGCACGATGTCCTTCACGGTCGACTTGCCCGTCTTGGGCGGCCCGAACAGGCAGACGGCCCGCGAGAAGCGAGGGGCCATTCCGAACAGGGTCACCGCCAGCGCCTCGCGGAAGGCCTGCACCTTCTGGGCGTAGTCCTGATCCACACCCCACGCCTGATCGAGCAGAGCGAGCAGCCGGAGCGGCGCACCCTCATTCGGCGCATAGCGGTAGGGCAGGACGTACTTGGCCCCGTAGCAGGGGTCGTGATCCTGCAGCTGCATGTCCAGCGTCAGGTAGCCGTTGGCGAAGTTGATGCCCGGGACGTCCCACGTCTTCAGGCCCCGGGGCACCAGCATGGACGCGACGTTCAGGATGCCCTTGTGGTCGTTGAACTTGCGAGCGGCGGCCAGCTGGCCGAACTCCTCGGCCAACACCTTCATCAGGTCAGCGTCGGTCATCTGCCGCCAGTGCGCACCGGCCCACTGGTAGAACGACCCGGCCTCGTAGCGAACCTCGCCGTACCGCTCCAGCTCCTTGATCAGATGCTGGGCGATCTCGGTGTGGTCGGTGCCGGACATCGTCGAACCCTTCAGCTCCTTGATGCGCTTGCGCATCGAGGCCATCGTCAGCAGCCGGGAGTTGCCGTTGTAGATGTACTGCAGGATGATGTCGCACTGCAGGTCGCCCATGTGCTGCGACTTGGCCAGCCGGACGAGCACCTCGTCCACGATGGCGGCCCGGGACGCCTGCTTGTCG